ACCTAATGTATATTTATATAGTATTTAATATGTTTAATTCTTTTATTATGTCTTCGTCTGACATATGATATGGGATTTCTAATAAAGTTATGTCATTTTGTGAACAATATTCGCGTAATTCTTGATCTCGCTTCTGCTGTTTTAATAATTGGGTTTCGCCACCGAAATATTCAACGGCATAATAATGTTGTTGACCATTATATTCAATTATTATCTTTTTATTTTTTAAATTTTCAATATAAAAATCTACAATATATCTTCTATTATTGAATTTAAAACATTTATGTGTTAAAAACTGATTTGTTTGAATATGTTGTGGAATAAGTTCTTTTATTCTTTTTTCATTTTTATGTTTACAAATTGGGCAGCCTGATTTATTATTTAATACATTTCCTGGAGATACTGTCCATTTATGACCATCTATTAAACATTGCCATTCAATTGGAGCATCTTTATGTCCTAAATAATCACCTAAACGTATTATAGGTCTTTTAGTATCTATCAATATTTTATCTATTTTTTCATTTGTCAATTTTTTCTTTTGATTGCATGTAATATCACGGTATCTACATTCTGGACATCCAGTATATTTATTTGTTCTATTTTTCATCATTATTGCATCAGGTTTTGCTTCCCATGTTTTTTTATCAATTAAACATTGCCATTCAATTTTAGTCTTATTATTTTTATAATCGCCAATTCTTTTAATTTGTCGTTTATTTTCTAATAAAAACTTATCTATTAAATCGTTTGATAATGGTATATTGCCAGCACATTTATGACATCCATGATTCATATGGAATATTTTTGAAAATGATGTAACCCATTTATAACCATCTATCAAACATTCCCATTCCATTTTTTCACAACAATTTTTTGAAAAATTATTCAATCTTTTTATATTTCTATTATTTTTTATCAAATAATCGTCTATTTTTTCATTGGTCCATGGCTCATGTCCAGTACATCTAGGACACCCACAATTTTTACGAATCATGTTCGAAAGATTTATCCTCCAAATATATCCATCTTTTAAACATTTAATTAATAATAAAGTACTTACATTTTTAAATGGCTCTAATCTAACAAAATTTTTAATTTTTAATAATTTGTCAATTTTTTCTTCAGTGTATATCATATAAGTATTCCTTTATAAATATTATAACATTATTTATTAATATTTATACGGAATACCTACCGATTTTTATGAAAAATTTTCAGCCGACAAAGAACGAGGCTGGTTCAGAATATTGACCCTCATCCCACAATTGTTTTTCAAGACGATCTCTAAGAGCATCACCACGATTTAAATACATTTCAAAGTTAACTGATGAACCTCCTGGCATAGTTAAATTATTATAACGACCAGAATTCATACCAACTTGAACCATAGCTAAGGCATAAGCATATTCTCTTACCCATTGATGTTTATATAACGATTCTTCAGCAACTCTACGAGTACATGCTATTGCAATTACACCTCTATTAGTTGGAGGTGGGCTAATTATAATTTTGTTTTCGGTTTCTATAAATTGAACATTCATTTTTACAGTGAACATTTGTCTAAACATTTCTAGATATTGCATTCCCAGTTGCCATCCGATAACATCAACAGCTCCTGAACCACCACCCATCCAGAATCCCCATCGGTTATCTGTAGATGTTGAAGAATTCATCATACCCCAAGATCCACCACCTTGCATCATCATTCCTAATGGAGAGAACAATGCGCTATCTTCATTTGCCCCAGCAATACCAAACATTCCTAAATCTAAACGTCCACCTACTGCGATAATATCGGTTGGAACGTCATAAACAGTTTTGAATAAATACCCATTTTTTGAAGGTTTTCCAGATGTGTCACCTTCAGTCCAGAATGGACCAATTGCTGTAGGATCACCAATAACGGAATCTGTGAAGCAATGTGGATCTTGGATATTATCACCACAAAATCCTGGACCTGGACCATCTACATCTTCTGGGCAACAATTTGGGTCAATTGTAGTTGTTGCTGAAGTTTTCGGAGTTGTGTAGCATGATGAATTGTTATTTGTTCCCGTAGTTCCAGTAGTTCCAGTTGTTCCAGTAGTTCCAGTTGAACTTACAGTTGCACATTGGCGGCTTAATTCTGCTAAATCATCAGGTGTTAATGCATTTAATTGTTCTACTGATAACCCTGAAAGATATTTAGGTAACGGACTTCTCCATTTTCCTTTTGTTGGTCCTGGTTGAGAAACTTTCCCAGTACCATCATAATATAATAATTCTGGACTGATTAGAAGAATACTATCTTTGTTTCCAATTCCACCAGCATGTTCTGCAAATAAATCACAAGCTTGATCGATTGCATCATCAATTTGTGTGCTATCAATTGCGACACTTACGACAGGAGCACCCAATTTACGTCTAATCCAATCTGCCAATTCGCGTTTTCGTCTGTATGGGCGCAAGCTCATTACTGAAGATGTGTCATCCATCGTAGTAGCTAAAGTTGTAGCTGTTGCAGTATTACTAAAATCTGAAGCATTATTTGAAGCATCTCTAGCTTTAATTCTATATGTATATGAAGTTTTAGTTGTGAGTCCTATGTCAGTATAATTTGGAACTAATGTTGTTGTTATTGGAGTTGTAAAATTATCACGATATATATCATATGCCACTACCCCAACATTATCCACAGCAGCTTTCCATGTGATATACACTGTACATGGTGATGTTGGGATTGCAGTTATAAATGGAGTACATGGAGGAAGTGTATCTAATGTAGTCACACATAATACATCAGTTAAAGGAGATAAATTATTAGAAGTATCAACTGCTTGTATTTGATAACAATAAGTTGTCGCATTTTCTAATTGATCATCTGTAAACGTATAATAAATTATTGTTCCATACGTTGTAATATATATAGGATCGCTTAATGCTGATAAATTATCAGACGAATCTACAGATTGTATTTGATACGAATATGTTCTAGACGCATTGATTAAATCTGTATCAGTATATGTGTAAGTTACAACTGTCATGTATGTCCTTGTATGTTGTAAAATTATCTAGGTACAAATGCTATGAGAACGCCATTTCTATAAATGTTATATCCTTTTATTTCAGCGTTATCAGTTGAAGAATTCCATGATATAGTTGCAGCAAATCCAGAAACTGCAACAGAAGTTACGTTAATAGGAATTGATGGTGGCGTTACATCTATAGTAGTAGTAATTATACTATTACTAAATTCTGAATAATTATTTGAAGCATCCTTAGCTTTAATTTTATAAGCATAAGAAGTAGCTTCATTTAATCCACTATCATTATATGAAGTATTGGTAGTGAATGCGATTTGCGCACCATCACGATAAATGTCATAACCACTAACAGCTACATTATCAGTTGAAACTGTCCAATATATATGGGCAGATGATTGTGTAACATTACCACCTGATAAAATAGGAGTTGTTGGAGATTCTGTATCTATAGTTCGTAATGTTAAAATATTACTAAATGGAGAAATATTAATTGAAGAATCTATAGCAGTTATTTTATATGTGTGTAATTCCCCATTTCCTAAGTTATCATCTAAATACTCTTGAATTGGAGTAAATCCACCAAAAGCACTAGCATTATTATTATTAAATATAAATCCTAATAACACATCGTTACGATAAACGTTATATCCAGACATAGAATTATTATCAGATGATATTTCCCACATCAAATTAATGGATGACGGTGTTATCGTACCAGCGGATATTGCGGGTGTAGATGGAGGTTGATTGTCAAGGGTTGTCAAGACTAATTCATTACTATTATTAGAAAAATTATTTGACATATCTTTAGCAATTATAAAATAATTATAAGTTGTAAAATTATCTAAATTAATATCAGTGTATGTTGTTAACGGACTTTGGACTGATGCGACATTAACCATATCACGATAAATATCATAACCACTAACTGCAACGTTATCAATTGAAACATCCCATGTTATTTGTATCGATGATGGTGTAATACTTCCAGAATATATTGTTGGATCTGATGGATTTTCATTATCAAGAGTACGAACTATTAATATATTGCTAATATCTGAAGTATTTCCAAATATATCCATCGAAGAAACTTTATATGAATAATTTGTACCATTTGTTAATGCGACATCATTATAGAATGTGTCTGTTGTAAATGTTTGAAACTCATTATTTTTATACACTGTATAACCACTAACTCCAGCAGTATCAGTAGACGCATTCCACAATATTTGAATGTCGTATGGAGTTACAGTTCCAGCAGAAATTGACGGAATTGAAGGAGGTACACCATCTAATGTAGTTTGTACTAAAGTATTACTAAAATCTGAGAAATTATTTGAAGTATCTTTAGCTTTTACTTTATATGTGTACGTAGTATAATTTGTTAATCCAAAATTTACAAAACTAGTTCCAGTGATAGAAGTTATTGGAGTTGTAAATGTATCACGATAAATATCATATCCACTAACTGCAACGTTATCAGTAGACGCGTTCCATGATAAATATATAGACGATGTAGTAATAGTGTAAGCAGAAATCGACGGAACTGAAGGTGGCGTATTATCCAATGTAGTTAATGATATTTCATTATAGTTGGAGTTATTACCAGCAGCATCAATTGCTATTACTGAATATACATAAGTAGTTACATCTGCTAATGGAGAATCTGTAAATGTCGTATCAGTCGTAAACCCTACAGGTGTTGGAAATAAATCAAGACGATAAACATAATATCCACTAACTCCAACATTATCGGTCGAAGCATTCCAATTTATTGTAGCAGAAGATATTGTAGTAGTTCCAGCAAAAATTGTTGGAATTGTTGGAGCTTCGTTATCTAATGTAGTTAATGTTAATGTATTACTAAAATCTGAGAAATTATTTGAAGTGTCTTTAGCTTTAACTTTATACGTATATGATGTACCATTTGTTAATCCAAAATTTACAAAACTCGTTCCAGTGATAGAAGTTATTGGAGTTGTAAATGTATCACGATAAATATCATATCCACTAACTGCAACGTTATCAGTAGATGCTGTCCAATGTATAGAAATAACAGTAGCAGTTACCATTGCAGAAGATATTGATGGAGTTGAAGGTGCTATATTATCTAATGTAGTAGCTGTTATAGCATTACTAAACACTGAGAAGTTATTAGAAGTATCTTTAGATTTAACTTTATACACATATCGAGTCGTGCTTATTAATCCAGAATCTGCGTAACTTGTTCCAACGATAGATGTTATTGGAGTAGTAAATGTATCACGATAAATGTCATATCCGCTAACTGAAACGTTATCAGTTGATGCCGCCCAATTTACATAGATTGTGGTAGCTGATATAGTACCAAAAGAAATTGTTGGTGCTGTTGGAGCAGTAGTATCTAACGTGTTTATTATTAAAGTATTACTGAATCCAGAATCATTGAATGTTGTATCTTTTGCTTTAACTTTATACGTATATGCTGTACCATTTGTTAATGTGATATCATTATACGTTAAATTAGTCGTAAATGCGATTGGAGTTACGAAATCATCTCTATAGATAGAATATCCACTGACAGCAGTATTGTCAGTAGATGCATCCCATAATATTTGTGCAGATGTTGCTGATATAGTTCCAGCAGAAATTGTTGGAGTTGTTGGAGCATTAGTGTCTAATGTATTTAATGACAACGTATTACTAAAATTTGAGAAATTATTTGAAGTATCTTTAGCTTTTACTTTATATGTGTACGAATTATTTGCAATTAAGCTATTATCAGTGTAACTTGTGCCAATAATTGATGTTACTGGAGTTGTAAATGTATCACGATAAATGTCATATCCACTAACTGAAACATTATCAGTTGATGCTGTCCATAATATATTTGCTGATGTTGGAGTTATTGTACCAGCAGAAATTGAAGGCGCAGTTGGAGCCACAGTATCTAAAGTAGTAGCCGTTATAGCGTTACTAAATACTGAGAAGTTATTAGAAGTATCTTTAGATTTAATTTTATATATGTAAGTTATAGCAGATGTTAATCCGATATTATTATAACTGGTTCCAACAATAGATGTTATTGGCGTTGTAAAGGTATTGCGGTAAATATCATATCCACTAACTGCAACGTTATCAGTTGATGCGGTCCATAATAATTGAACTGATGTAGCAGATACTGTACCAGCAGAAATAACTGGCGTTGAAGGAACTATATTGTCTAAAGTTGTAGAGCTTATAGCGTTACTAAATACTGAGAAGTTATTAGAAGTATCTTTAGATTTAATTTTATATACGTATTGTGTTGTACTTATTAATCCACTATCAGTATAACTCGTTCCGGTGATAGATGTTATTGGAGTTGTAAATGTATCACGATAAATATCATATCCACTAACTGCAACGTTATCAGTTGAAGCATTCCAATGTATATTAATAGTTGCTGGAGTTATTGTTCCAGCGGAAATAACTGGAGTTGAAGGGACAACATTATCTAAAGTAGTAGCAGTTATTGCATTACTAAATACTGAGAAGTTATTAGACGTATCTTTAGATTTAATTTTATATACGTAAGTTGTAGTAGTTATTAGACTAGAATCAGTATAACTTGTACCAACAATAGATGTTATTGGCGTTGTAAAGGTATTGCGGTAAATATCATATCCACTAACTGCCGTGTTGTCTGTAGACGCATTCCATAATATTTGTACAGAAGTTGCGTTAATAGTTCCAGCAGAAATAACTGGTGTTGAAGGTGCTACATTATCTAAAGTGTTTATGATTACAGTGTTACTAAATGATGAGAAATTATTAGACGTATCTTTAGATTTAATTTTATATGTATAAGTTACAGATGGAACTAATGTCGTATCAGTATAACTTATGCCAGTAATTGATGTTACTGGAGTTGTAAATGTATCACGATAAATATCATATCCGCTAACTGCAACGTTATCAGTAGAAGCAGTCCAACTTATTTGTGCAGATGTTGGAGTTACTGTGCCAGCAGAAATAACTGGTGTTGAAGGAACAACGTTATCTAAAGTACTAGCAGTTATAGCATTACTATAAACTGTAGCATTGCCTGATATGTCTTTCGCTTTAATTCTGTAAGTATATGACGTTCCAACCGATAATCCAGTATTTGTATAACTCGTATCAGTAGTAGACGCAATATAAACTATAGAACTAGTTCCACGATAAATATCGTAACCACTAATTGCAATATTATCAGTTGACGCATCCCATAATACTTGTATAGATGATGTAGTTATTGTACCAACGGATATTACAGGAGTTGAAGGCGGCTCATTATCTAGAGTTGATATAGTTAATACGTTACTTAACACTGAATAATTTCCATTTATATCAAATACGTCAATCGCATATGTATATTCAGTTCCGTTTGTTAATCCCACATCAGTATAACTATTGCCAGTGATTGTGGTTATTATAGAATTATCTCTATAAATGTCATATCCAGCAACTCCAAAATTATCTACTGAGGGATGCCACATTATTTGTACAGATGATGGAGTAATCGTTCCAGCGGATATTGATGGAAGTGTTGGTGCTAAGTCGTCTGGAGTTATTGCAGTTGCTTCATTACTAAAATCAGAAATATTTCCAGATAAATCTGTTGCAAATATTTTATACGTATAAGAGTTTCCAATTACAAGTGACATTCTATCTACATAATTTGTAACTGTGGAATTATCACCAGTTGATCGTCCTACTATATCAAAGGTTATATTATTAATACCATCAGCTCTAAACATCGTATATGTTAACACTGCATATGCTGGTGCAGTCCAACTCAGGTCAATTTCTGAAGAATTTATTGGTTCTGCAATTAAATCAGTTGGAGGATCCAATATTATTGTAGGTAACGTTACGGTAGAACCTGAAGTTATTTGACTATATGACGAATAATTAAACGATTGATCTATTGCTTTTATTCTATATTCGTATGTTGTTCCTGGGGTCAATCCAATATCTGTATATGCGCCAAAATTACTTCCAGTTATGGTTGATTCTATTAATGAAATATCATTTTTGATATTTTTAGCTATGACATATCCAATTACACCAGATTCTCCATTAATATTATCAATAGATTTTGTCCATGTTAAATATGCAGAAGATATTGAAATTGCTTCTGCTGTTACATTTGTTGGAGTTGTTGGAGATTCTGTATCTAAATCTGATGTTGTAGTAATATTAACAGTATTACTAGGTGATGATATATTTCCATAAGTATCTGTTGTTATTATATAATAATCATATGTTGTTCCTGCGGTTAAATTAGTATCAATATACGAAGAGTCTCCGTAACTTGGAATAGAATTAACTAATATTCCATCTCTGTATATATAATATCCTAAAACATCAACATTATCAGTAGAATCAGTAAACGATATTAAACTTCTTGTTTTTGATAATGCAGTTGCGGCAGTTATAACTGGAGCACTTGGAGCGGTAACATCTTTAAACCATAAATATTCTGCACTACTTGGAGATTCGTCGAAATATTCATTAAATGATTTAACTGTATATGATGCTGATATTGGAGTTGTAATCATAACATCAAAAAATCTTGTAGTATTTTTTGCTCTAACAGTTCCAACTTTTATCAAATTTTTATATACATAATATCCTTCAACTTTTTCTTGTACTGGTGATGCTGTCCATTGTATATCAACGCCATAAGCACTAATACCTATGACTGAAGTTATAACTGGAGCGGTTGAAGGTGCTGCGGTTTCAGTTAATGTATAATCTTGTTCATATGCTCCCAAATCTGGAGGATTTAAACGTATATTACCCTCTTTGTCTAAAATTGGAGTTGATGGTGTAGTTAATCCTACGTTTAATACTGTAGCGCCAGCAGTTGACTTCAAATGTAAATTTTTAACCATACTCCAATTTCTATTGCCAGTAAACATAAATTTATTACGTTGTGAAGAACTGGTCATATCAATAGTATAATTGTTAGTAAATGGTCCTGCACCCATAGCCACACCACCATTACCAATTCCACCATCTACTGAAGTTCCAGTGCTTAATTCAAAATGTTCGGATATATTATTAAATGCGCTACAATTTGTTGAGCCTGCTCCAGTATAAGAACCACCGCTATTTTTTTTACCAATTCTAATACCGGGAGGTCTAGATGAAGTACATAATGGACTATATGCTCCAGCAATATGAGGGTCATAATATCCAGAAGTTGCTCTAATAACAGTATTATTAGCTATTAAACTTCTATCACTACCTTCAAGCCAAATACCAATAGGATGATCGACCATAACAATGTTATTTGTTATAATATGTCTGTCACCACCATCAAATCCTCCAATTCCTTGAACGTCTGAAAATGGTGCGCCATATGGGAAATAATTACCAGTTATTGAAGTATTACCTGCCCATGCTGCATAATTTACAATGCCTGATGGAAGGTATGGATTAAAAGGATTTACTAATGATCTAAGTTCATTGTTTTGTACTTTAATATCAGAAACCGTTCCTCTAAATTGTATCATATCATTATGATTACTATCTGTGACTTTAAACATTTCTTGAATTTTATTATTTACTATTACTGTACCATTTTGAGTAACGTGCATAGCATCAGATGTTGCACCTTCTATTATATTACCACTAATAGTAGTAGTATTACCCTTGAAATCTAACATGAATCCAGCATAATTACGTAAGTGGTTTCCTATAAATTTTGCGTTAGTACATGCTTGAGTAGTAGATGCTGCTAATCCAACTTCAATACCGTTTCCAATTCTTTCCATCCAATATGAACCATATTGAGATGGACTTGTTCCTCGCAATGTAGTCATTGTAGATTTTTGACTTGGGTAATATCCACTTCCACGTTCAATTACGTTTTGTGCTCCGTATATTGTACAATTTTGTATAGTTATATTTGTAGATGCTTTACCCGAATTTGCTAATGCTCCTAAAATAATAGCTTGACTCATTGCAGCATTACCATCACCAGCATTTTGTGATGTCCATGTTGGGATAAATGCATTTGCTGGCATAAGTTTAGATGTGATTGTAATACCATCAATCGTCCAATTCCAAGCGCCAAAAGTTCTAAGTTTTCCAAAAATTGGAGTATGTCCTTGCATTGGAGTTACTAGAACTTTACCACCAGTAATTTGTTGTGTTATATCGGGACAGCCATGATATCCGCGAGCTAAATAAATAGTATCTTCAGCCTGAAATGATTGTGATGACACAACTTCAGCAAAGGTTTTCCAAGGCGAATTTATAGAACCATCATTAGAATCTTTACCTATTAATGGGTCTATATAGTATTCTGTTAATCTAGGACTTGCAGATAACGGAGTGTTTACGGTTGACGAATTGCTAAAGTCAGATTTATTATTTATTACATCTACAGATTTAACTTTGTATGTATATGTAGAATCTGATAATAATCCAGTATCGAAATAATATATACCAGATGTATTTACTATAGCTGTTGAAAAATTATTTCTATATAATTCATAAGAACTTACTAAACTTCCTCCAACATTTACAGTGGCAGCATTCCATGTTACAACAGTAGAATTAGATCCTGATAATGTTGCCAATAACCCTGTTGGAGCATTTGGAAATACTATTGGTGAAGGTGTTGTTACTGTTGCACTATTACTATAATTAGAATAATTATTTGCAGCATCTCTTGCTCTAACTTTATAATTATATGTAGTTAATGGTAATAACAATCCGTCTAAATCATAATAACTTGTCGCTGATATATTTGAAACTGTAACAACATTACTTCCAGATATATCACGAACTAATTCATAATCAATAACTGCGACATTATCGCTTGAATTTGTCCAATTTAAATATACTGCTGTTGGCGATATTGTAGTTGCAGATAATGAAGGTGTAGATGGAACTCCAATATCAGGAACAATTATAGTTACTAAATTACTAAATTCTGAAACGTTTCCAGAAATATCTTTTGATTTTACACCATATGTATATGCAGACGATCCAGATATTGGGGAATTGTCAGTATATTCAGTTATATTACTTGTAAGAGTTACTAAATAATCATATTGGGTATTATTTATATTTCTATAAACATCATAAAAATCAACTCCAGATGCTCCAACAGTAGGAGCGTCCCAATTCATATAAATTATATTGTTTAAAATACTTACTATTGAAACGTCTAAATTTTCTGGTGAGTTGACTAATTTATATGTTAATATGGTTGAAATATTACTAAAATCAGAAATATTACCAGCTTGATCTTTTGCTGTAGCCTTATATGTATAATGAGTTTCTGAACTTAATCCAGAATCATTATACGAAGTTGAACTACTAGGAATTGTCGAAATTAATGTATACTCTGGACCACCAGAATCCATACGATATAAATCATATGCAGTAACACCAAATCCATAATTATCAGTTGATGCATTCCAAGAAATATATGAACCACTAATAGAAGTAGTAACTGCTGTTAAATTTTCAGGGACAGATGGAGCTACAGAATCAAAATCCGATATTGTTGTAACTATAGAATCTGAACTATAATTTGAATAATTATTTGAAGCATCAATGGCTCTTATATTATAAGTGTATTGAGTTCCTTGAAGTAATCCTGTATCAGAATATGATTCTGTTCCAGATATATTAGGAGTAACGTTGACAAAATTTACACCGTTTCTATATAATGCATATGCAATTACGCCACTACCACTACCATCAGATGATCCAGTCCAAGAAATAATAACTTTAGTTTGTGATAATGCTGAAGTTTGTAAATTAGTTGGTGACGCTGGGGGAGTAGTATCGGGAGTTACTACTACAGCATCACTTAACGTAGAAGTATTATAATATTTATCAAAGGCTTGAATTGTATATGTTCCTGCTACTGAAGAATTATATACTAAGAAATTAGTAACATTTTTTGTTCTAACATTACCAACTTTAACACTATCTTTAAATATATAATATCCATCAACTTTGTCTGCTGAAACCGGAGAAGTCCAAGATAAATCTGCACCATAACCACTAATAGGTATTACTGTCAATCCTGTAGGTTGACTTGGAGAAGTGATATCTGGAACTCCATTAGAAACTGTATATTCATATGCACCAACATCTGGAGGAACATCTCGTAGAGTTCCATCAGCATCAGTATTTGGAAGATTGCCAGAACTCTTACCAGTATTTAGTAATGTCAACGCACCAGAAGTTAAATGTGCATTTCTGCGGGCATAACTATAATCATTTGCATAAGAAAAGTTTGCAAAATTTGTTGTATAATCACCAGCATTGTAATTTAATGCTATGTTTCCACCACTAATCATATTACTTACTGGTATTACGAAGTTTTCAGCTACGTTATTAAATGCACTAGTTCCATACGTTGGAGAAAGTATTGTTATAATTGGAACTTGGACACCAGATTGACTTCCACTTGTAGCTCTAAGTATAGTATTAAAGTTTATTCTACTCTTTGTACCAGCAGTTTTTAAGTATATTCCATAAGGGTGGTCAATTATTATAATATTATTTTCAATCGATACGTTATATGCAGAAGTACCAGTTGCTGATGGTATAATACCATAAATTCTACCTTCTGGACCACTAGCAGCATTCCAAGCTCTACTTAAATGTGCTTGTTTAGGATTTGTAAATGCTATAAATTCATTATTTTTAATATATGAAATTGGATTAGTGCTAGAAGCTCCTAACAATAACATTCTACCTTCAGTATTATTTCCACTATTAACTGTTGCGAATTTAGTGTGAGCATTTAAAACTTTATTATATTCAAATGTAGCATAATCTGATTGTAATGTTACTGCCGCTGTTGAAGTTGTACCTATTGCGAAATCTTCAATTATATTATGACCAATATAAGCACTAGTAGATCCCGAATACGATTCTATGCCGCCTATATTGTATAAATGATTTCCTCTAAAAGTATTTCCTAATCCATAATTTTTAATACCAGTACCTATACCAGCTTCTGTTATCCAATTCGTATCAGTCCAACTTGAAGTATCTTGTGCGCCATATATAGTACAATTTTCAATTGTTATATAACTTGAATTATTACCAACTCCGGTATATGTGGTTACAGCTTTATTAGCATTAAATATACCAGTTATATCAGCATGTCCAGATGGGGTGTTTGCTCTACTTATTGTTAAACCTTTGAAATTCCATCGATTAGCATTTCTTAAAGTTAAACTACGAATAACTGGAGTATGTCCAGGCATTGGTAATACATATACATCAGCACTTGCTGCAATATTTCCAGAAGAAATATATGGAGTTCCGTGGTATCCACGATATAGATAAATTCTATCACCAGGATTAAACGTCTTAGCATTTACAACATCGGCTAACGTATTCCATGGTTGACGTATAGTGCCAGGATTATTAATATTACCAATTAATGGATTTACATAAAATTCGGTTTGAGTAGTTGTGACTCCTGCTGATGTTGTTAATGTAATAATGTTACTAAATGATGATTCGTTATTTGATGTATCTTTTGATTTAACTTTATAAACATATTCAGTATTATCAATTAATCCAGTATCAGAATATGATAATCCTGTAGTAAATGCGATTGGATTAACGAAAGAATTTCTATATACATTATATCCACTAACAGCAACGTTATCAGTAGAGGCGTTCCAAGATAACGATATTGACGACGATGATGACACTTGACCAGATAATGAAGGAGTAGTTGGTCCTGTTATATCACTGGTAATTGGAACAGTTGTAGTTGCGGTAATAGAATTGCTGTAAACAGATTCATTATTTGAACTATCAACGGCTGCAACATTGTAAATATAAGGAGTATTTTGAGTTAATCCAATATTTAAATAAGACAATCCAGTTACAGAAGTTATGATTGACGAATTTCTATAAACATTATATGAAACTACAGCAACGTTATCGGTCGAAGATGTCCATATTAAATTAACTGAGGTTGGAGTAATTGTTCCTGTTGATAATACTGGAGAAGAAGGTAGCTCTGTATCAGTTGTGGTATCATAAGAAACATCGCTAAAATTTGATATATTTCCTAATCCGTCTAATGCTCTAATTTTATAATAATATGTTACACCAGAATTTAATCCAGTATCATTCACATCATTGCTATTGTACGCAATACCAGATAGCCTTAATGAAAATCCACTTGTATCAGAAGTTAAACTTGAATATATGTTATAACTACCATTACTATCAATATCTGTAGTTGCATCCCAAGATATTGATATACTGTTAGGTCCAGAATTTATAACTGCAAAGTTTTGTGGTATTTGTAAAGTTCTACCAGTTGTTATAGTTTGGGTGGTACTATATGCTGAAGTATTTCCAGATAAATCAAAAGATTTAACTTTATAAGTATAAACAATATTTTCAGATAATCCAGTATCAGTATAATAATTTTGAGTTGATCCAGTTATTTCTATTAAATTTCTTGCTAATATATAACCAGCTAATCCAACTCCACCAATATTATCAGTTGAAGCATTCCACGTTATATATGTGCTAGTTGAAGATAATGTTGATACTGATAATCCAGTTGGAACAGAAGGGGCAACTAAATCTTCTGACGATGATGTTATTATATTTACAATATTACTAGCATCTGATAAATTATTATAAGCATCTTTTGCTTTTAATGTGTAATTATATGAAGAATTTGAAACTATGGTTGTATCAGTATAATTTAATACTCCGTCAACAACCGTGGCTAATAAATTTGAATCTCTATAAACATTATATGCAACTACTTCAAAATTATCCGTCGCCGCATCCCATAATAATTGTGCAGACGATGTAGTTAATGTTCCTGCTGATAATGTTGGAGTAGATGGCGCAATTAAATCTGGACCAGCAGTTATACCATTACTTAAAGTGGAAACATTGTAAAATTTATCAAAAGATTGAATAGTATATGTACCACTTGCTGCGGGATCTAATACTAAGAAATTTGTAGTGCTTTTAGTTCTAACATTTCCGACTCTTGTTCCATTTCTAAAAATGTAATAACCGTCAACTTTTTCAGCAGATACTGGAGCAGTCCATGATAAGTCTACACCATAACCACTAATAGGTCTTGATATTAATCCAATTGGTTGGCTTGGAGATGTAATATCTGGAGCGTTGTTAGAAACACTATATTCAAATGCGCCAACGTCTGGGTTGCCTGAACGAAGTGTGCCATCTAAGTCTATTGTTGGTATACTAGAACCACTTATACCAGCATTAATTAATGTTAAAGCGCCAGAAGTTAAATGTGCATCTCTATATGCTGCGGAAAAATCATTAGCAAAATTAAATTTTACTAAATTAGTTGCATAATTTCCATCATTATAATTTAAAACATAATTTCCACCGCTGGTAATATTTGATACTGGAATTGCAAATCCTTCAGCAATATTATTATATACTGTGGTAACACCAGTATTTATAACAACTGTTATTAACGGAATACTTACACTTCCACTTGCGGCACGAACTACAGTATTATTGATAATTTTACTATTACTAGGTTTTAAGTATATACCATAAGTATGATCTACTGCAACTAAATTATTTTCAATTGTATAATTATAAACGGTTGTGGTAGTAGCTGAACCAAATATACCATAAATTCTACTTGTTGGTCCAGTAGCACTAGTCCAATCTGTATTTAAATGTGCTTGTTTTGGATTTGTAAATGCTATAAGTTCATTATTTCTAATTATTGTGCGCGGATTAGTATTTGTAGAACCTATTCTTAATATATTAGCTTCAATATTTACACCAACACCACTGCCACCATTTATAGTGGAAAATTTAGAATGCGCGTTCATAACTTTATTGTATTCAAATGTCGAATAATCTGAAGCTAATAATGCACCATAATCAACATATCTAGTGCTAAATGCAAAATCTTCAATTGTATTATAACCAACATATGCACTAGTAGAACCAGAATACGAATATATACCACTGTTGTTATATAAATGGTTTCCAATAAATCTATTTCCGAGTCCGTAATTTTTAATACCAGCAGTCACACCAGCTTCAGCAACCCATGTTGCGTCAGACCATACAGAGGCGTCTTGCGCTCCATATACAGTACAATTTTCAATTGTAATATGATTTGAAGGACTTGAAGAATACATGGTTACAGATTTATTTCCAGATAATGCTACTAATGCAAAATCAGAATGTCCAGCAGGAGTCGCAGAACGAGTTATTGTAAGACCTTTAAAATTCCAATGATTAGCACCACTTAAAGTTAAACTACGAATAATTGGCGAATGTCCAGAGACTGGTAATACATATACATCAGCACTAGCATTTAAACTTCCACTATTAACTATAAATGGCGTACCATGATAACCACGTTTTAAATATATTTTATCACCAGGATTAAATACTTTATTAGCAACAACTAATGCTAAAGTACTCCAAGGTTGACTGTTTGTACCAGGGTTGTTTATATTACCATTAAGTGGATCTACATAATAATCTATACCCATTTTTTCAATCTCCCTCAAAATTTAGTTTCTTATTGATATAGTTATTTATATTAAAATATGACATTTTTTATAATATAATAAATAAAAATTTAATACAAAAATATTTTTTAAAACGAAAATTTAATGAATATTTTAATAAATTTTATTAAAATGTCCCAATAAGTATTCAATATGCTATTTTAAAATCAAATCTTATAATGAATTTTAATTAATTTGACCAATTCCCATTTTTTTTCTTTTGGCTTTTTATCATTTAAAAATGACATATCTATATTTAAAGCCTTACAAGCACGTTCCAATTGTTCAACTTTTATCGTTAACCAATTGACAACCCTTGGATCAAAATCAACTATATCTATTTCTGGAGAATTTTTAACAATATCTTTTTCAATAATGTCAGTTTCTTTTTCATTTTGTTTTATAATAGGACTATGATTCTCTATAACCGTCTCAGCAATCTGCTTATTGATTGGTTCTGGTTCATATTCTGCCGCAGGCTCATCTTTTTTAACATCCATTGGAATTCTATATCGTTCTGGAATCTGTATTTCTTCTACTTTGTTGTCAGTATACTCCATTTTATTATTTTGTGTCATAGAATCAATCATGCTAAAATCTGCCATTAGAGGTGATAAAAAAGGAAATTGAGTAAGTATTTCATACGGACCTTGAATTACTTCACCAGTTTTTAAAGTTATTGCTGGTGAATCTTTTTCCCACACTTTTCTTAAATTTACAGGAAATTCCATTTTATTATAAAATCTTATTTGCATATTATCTCTCCATTATTAAATATTATATCATATTTAATTCATATTTAACGGAATTAGCAATTTATCTTCCATTTTTTATATCCACAATCCCATAATTTATATATTTCATTAGTTTTCGTTATTTCGCTTTCACTACCATTTTCAAGTTTAAATAACTTTTTAAGTCTATATTTATTAAAAGTAAATCTATGTTTTCGCTTCCATAATGTAATATTTCCAACATAAAAATATCTAATTGGTATACAACTGATCAAAGAAAACCCATTTTTTAAATATACATCTCCACTACCCCACCTATTATCACTGTATGATATTAAAGTTTTCGTTCTATTAAATCTTCTAAAATGTGTTAATAATTTACTAAATGCACCGGGAATAGAACAATTTAACTTATTACAAAATCTATTTAGCTCAAAATCAGCTTTTCTAGTTTTTATAGCGTTATTAAAACACATTATAGATATTAGTTCATTTTTATAATATAACCCATAAGATATAGTCGTTTGTTTACAATATCCTTGTAAATGATTAGTTTCACAAAATACATGGCTATCATATTTATTAACCATTTTAATTTCACATTTTCTAGCAAATACTTTATAATCACAAATTCCTAAAGAATTTTTTATTTTAGATTTACAAATTTCATTTTTATCATCCCATTCATCTTCAAAAATAGTCAATAACTTCACATTTTTTTCTAAACATTTGAGTAATTTATCATTATGATAATTTTTATCTGATATATATTTTTCACTATGCCAAATATTTCCACAAAATTCTATAGCAAGATTTTTATTAGGAATGAAAATATCTAATTCTTTTGGGGAAATAACAGTTTTATCATTTTGTATAACTATATCTAAATATATACTTTGTACAAAGTCGTATACTTCATTTTCTTTTCCTCTTTTTATACTTTTATAACATTTAGGACATACAAGTTTATAATACTTTCCAGTTATTTGCGACCAAGAAAAATTAAAATCATGTCCACAATCATTACATTTAAAATTTATAAGGGATTCAGTGGTATTATAATATATATCAGTATCAGGAATAAATATTCTATTTTCTTTACATATATTTTTTAATTTTTCACAAACTTGTTTTTTATTTTTTAGTTTACTACACCCTAAACACTTATTTAAATTATTTATTAAAGTTTCAACTTCATAACCACAATCATTACACTTAAATTTAGATTTAACTCTTGTACCATTAAATTCTATAATTGACCAATTAAGTTTTTGTATTTTATTTAAACAACTTGGGGTTATAACTTTATTAATTGATGGGTGTGGTATGTTAAATGTTACACCATTTTCAATTTTAATCTTTTCTATTTTATTTAAATACTCAGCTTCAGTTAAAATGCCAATACTTCTTATTTTGCAAATTTGACATTCTATTTTTTGTTGAGTTTTTTCAAAATATCCTAAAGATTTAATAACTATCTTATTTAAATCATTTTTACAAATAAAAGTTAGAGAATCATCCCATCTATTATAAAACTCTTTTTTTGGTTCATAATCTAAATTAAATTTATCACAATAATCTATTATTAATTGTTTTGGTATGCCCATTTCTATATACTTTTGTTCTTTTTCACAATGAGGACAAATGGTAATATCTTTTTGATTTCTGCGTATTTGAGTTATAGAAACTTTATAAATATGATTTAAATTATTTTTACACTTAATTTCTATTAAAGTATTACAATTGAATTCTGATTTACTAGGAATATTTATTTCAACATTTTTAAATAAAAAATATTCATTTAATAAATCCGTCATGTTCGGCTTTGGACGAGGCATTATATTATCCTTATTTGGAGTATATATGTCATTTTTTAAATGTCAACAATTTTATGCCACAAAAACTTAATAGATCCACATTTATAAACTTTAATAAATCCGTTTGATGTCATAATGTCGTTTTCGTTCTTAATTTGCGTCTGGTAACGACTTAATACTTTATTTCCTTTTATCCATACATATCCAGGATCAGTTATTGATATTTGTTTAAAATTTAACTTTTTGTATAAATTGCCACAAGACCAATCCATATCTGCATATGATATTATATTTTTAGGGTTTATAATTTTTATAAAGTGAGATAATAATCTACTAGCGCCACCAACTATAGTATCCTTTGAAACATATCTTAATAGTTCATATTCGTGATCAGTAAATCTACTTTTACCAAATGTCATTAACGCAACTAATATGTTATCATTATATAATCCATAATTAAATGATGATATAGTCCATCCTTGTAAATGATTTTCTAAACAAAACTTTTTAGCATCTTTATAAATGACTTCTTTTATTTGTAATTTTCTAGCAAATATAATAACATCTTTTTTTAATATAGATTTTATTCTATTTTTAATGATTTGATTTTTATTAATCCAATCATGTTCATAAATCATTATAATGTTTATATTTTTAGATAATCCAAGAAGTTTTTTGTCTTTGTGATAATATTGCCCCTTTTTACCGAAACTATGCCAATAATTTCCATTATACTCAAATGCGACATTTAATTTTGGAAAATAAAAATCTAATTCTTTTGGATTAATTGCTGATCTATCATTTCTAATATAGTCAATATTTTCTATTAATCCCAATGAATCGAAATATTTTTTTAATTCGTTTTCACCATTACTTACAGAAGGCATTATTACACATTTTGGACATCCATTTGCCAAATATATATGATTATGTATATTTTGTGAAAATTCGCCATGTTTTTTACATATTATTGTTCTATTCAACCCAGTATCTTCCATTTTTGAATAATCATATTTATCGTTATGAATTTTATTAGCTTTTTCTATCCATATGTCTTTATTATATGTGTGATTTCTATTATATATTTCATGTGAACATTTATTACAAATATGTTCAGATTTTTTATAAAATAATGATTCTATTTTTATAATTCTTGAATGATTATGTTTTAAACAAGTAATTTTTATTTTAGTTTTATTTCCATTAAATTCTTCCATCATTTCAATTTTAATGTTAATAGTATCAAATTTTTTTATTTTTTCGTTATATTTTTCAATGGTTAATGGAGAATTATCATTACAACATTTAATTTTTCTGGCTTGAAATGTGTATTCTCTAGATTGCAGTTGAGAATACTTATGAATTGGACAAAAAACTTTTATTTTATCTTTTTGTGTTTCTAATCCTGTAAAAGTGTATTCATATCCTGTTTTTTGTGAAGATTCATTCAATCTATTTGATATTTCATCTTTAGTCATTTTTTTCATAATATATAGCTCCTATATACTATTATATATACAAATAAATAAAAGTAAAGGGTGAAAATAATTCCACCCTTTACTTAAACTATTTATTTAAAATAATTATAGATTATCGGCTGCCTGCGAGAGCACTATTTTGAAGACCGATAACATTAATGAAGCGATAATAGTTTTCTGCACCAAAGAGGTTGTCGCAGATACCGTATCTAGTCATTATACCGATAACTGGTTGAAATGATTCAACTGAGGTTGTACGGCTAAACATAACTGGGACGTATGGGCAATAAATGATGCCTGCATCATTGTCTTTTGGACCTTTATAACCAACTACTGCATAGTCTTGTTTTGCAAAACTATCACGATAGACTGTAAAGCGACCAAGAGTACCAACTTTAGCAACTCCAGAAACTTCAGTATTTAAACTTGCAGCGATTGGAGACATTAAGAAATTGTCCAACGATTCGATTGCAGCAACGACACCTGGGGAGGCGACGATGAAGTTACCAGCACCACGACGAGTGGCGATAGCGATTTCATTCGACGCTTTCAAGCAAATTGTATACAATGTACGGAATTTTTCTTGTTCCCAGCGACCATCTGCTGTTCCGTTTGCATTACCAACTGAACCATAATTCCATGTTAATACGCCACCTTGGATAGCCTTGACGATGATACGATTCTTGATTTCAAGATCGATTTCAGCGGCAATTTCATAAGCCAAGAGATCAGTCAATTCTTCTTCAACGTCAACATTATGCATGTTAGCTAAGTCTTGTTGAGCTTCAAGAGTCCAACGAGCTTTCAATTTACGAGTTCCGGCAGTAATTTCTTTCTTTTCAATGGTTAAACCCATTTCGCGCATATTGCCAGATTCTGCATCACAAACCTTACCGCTAGTATCTAAACGTTCTGCCCATTGTGTTGTATAAGCATCAGCACCAGTTTGAATGCCTGTACCTGTGATATTAGCAATGCTGCCACCCGGCGTGTCAGCTTGATAACCATATTGCGCAATAGCTGCACCACCAGTAATGCCTGAGCCTGCAACTGAACCTGAATATTGTGGGTAAACTGCATTGTAGCCAGCTTCTTGACCTGCAACTGAACCTGATTGATAACGATAACGTAAAGCATATGCTAAACCGACTGGGGTAAACATAGGTTGAACGCCAACGAGATCGTTGGTAATTAATTCTGGGAATACGCGAGCTACGAGAGGCATAGCGATACCCATATATTTAGCAACGCCTTGTAAACCTGTGTTTGCTGGATTTGAAGTACCATCAGCGCATCCTGAGCCAACTTCTGATGAAGTGCCTGCGCCAGATTCTTCAAGAATTTGTCTGTTGAACCAACGTTCCTCGTTTTCGAGTAATTGTGCAGTTAAGACTTGTTTCTTTTCGCTTTTGATATGCGAGATCATTGGATCCCATTTTTCTAAAAGTCGTTCGATGTTGTGATTAGCCATGATAAAATTCTCCTGTAGAAGATTGTTTGTTGTTTGTTTGTTTACTTCGTGTTGACTTTTGATGCCCATTTGTTTATATCTGGGTTAGCACCATCTGGTACTTTAGTTACATCTTTTTTGCCAGTTACGATTTCTTTTTGATCACTTTCAGAAAGTACTTTTCTTACTTGATGATCGATAATAGCCTTATCAGCTTCAGTTTGTGTTTTTACTTGAGCAACTGGAATTAAAGGTTTTTTAACACTTTCATCAATTTTTTGAACAGGTTTTACAACTTGTACTTCAACTGATTTTACGTTTGATTCGATGATGATATCACGAATCTTTGAAAACCGAGCTTCCAATTCTTCAACTTCTACACCTTCTAGAAGTTTTACAGCTTTATCCTTTTGGGGTTTTGTTAAACCCTCAGTGAGAGCATTGAACTTCATATTTCGTTCAATGTCTCGTTTCTCTTTCTTGAGTTTTACTTCAACTTTAGATTTTTCTTCTACAGTAGATTCAAGAGATGAGATTCGTTCTTTTGCTTCTTTTAGCAATTTATAGCTAGTTGAATCCAACTTAACGTAATTTTTAGTAAATGCTTCCATAATACTAGTTACGAGTGGTTCAAGAACAGCCATTTTAGTTTCTGCTTCCATAATCGCAGCAGGAATATTTTCAATTAATTTTGCTTCCATATAATCGGAAGCCTTTTCAATTAAATCCGCTTTGAAATTTTTAACTTCTTCACTAAGAGCAGAGTCTTGTTTTTCTTTGAATTCTTTCGCTTCAGCAAGAAGTAGAGCTTCTGCTTCTTTTTGAAACGAATCAATTTCATTTTGTTTTTGGGTGTCAATAAGTTCTTTATATTTGACCGTTTCTTCAATTATCGTTTCTTCCAATTCTTTTTTATACCGTTCAGCCTGCTCAACTAATATTTTTTCATTCTCTTCAGATTCTTTTAAAAGTTTAGATTTTTGTTCTTCTAAATCTTTCTTAATTATCTCAATTTCTTCTTGTAAGAGTTGTTCTTTCGCAGAAACTCTAGCAGCAACTGTTTCATTTATGAGTTGCATAACTTTTTGTTGAGTTTCTTCGTTTAAGATGCCTTTTTCCAACCCTTCAAAAAGCTTTTGAGTATCTATTTTTTCGAGTGACATTATGGAGTCTCCTTTAAATATTTTTATATATAGTTATTTATAATTCATTTAACCTAAATCTTTTAAAAAGTTTTCTAATGCTTTTAGAAATACTTTATTTTTATCTTCAGATTTGGTTGGTAATGTACTTACAGTGGATTCTAATTGGTTGTAACATTCAACAATAATGCCACCATCTTTAATGATGTATTCTTTATTTTCTAATATGCCATCTACGAAACCTTTTGGGGCAGAAGGATCAGAAACTATATCAATTGCAATCATTTCATAAGATTCTACATCTTTTGATCCATCTTGATTTGCATCCTCAGCTAGCGATCCTAACCCTCTTGTCGAAACTCCTAATCGCAATTTTTTCTTTAAAAATGTTTCTACTATTTTTCCACAAGGATTATCAGTTAATATTTCAGCTTTTCCAATACAATCATTTCCTTGCCATTCTAACGATTTTGTATAATGTGATACTCTATCTAAATTTATTTCAACTCCATTTGGATGCCCCAATTCTCCATATGATCTAAATCCAAAATTTGGATTCATGCGCTCATTTACATATTTTTGAACGCATTCTTGCATTTGACTCAATATATATTTTCTACCATTTCTATTTTTAGTATTTGTTTGAATAAATGGACCTTCAATAAAATAAGACTTTTTTGATATGCCAGTTTCGTCATCTTTTGCAGATTCTATTAATACGTCTACTGGACGTAAATTGAAATCTTTTGCTTCAGTTATGAGTTTAAGTTGTCTCATTTTTAATTTTATCCTTTGGTTCCATATTCATTTTTTCTAATTCTAATGCTGATATAGCCGTTTTTTCAGCTTGTGCATTAATTTTAGTTAAAACGTTCAATTTATTATTATTTATAATATTTTTCAATGCAGAATTAACAACTTTTGGAAATACTTCATCAGCTTCTGTATATTTGTTATTAGCTAGGGCGTTTAAAAATTGTTTAATGTGTTCTCTGTTTTCAGTCATGTTGTATTCCTTGTTTGTTGTTATGCGAAACTTTCTAATGCTTCTCCACCAGTCGATTTCTCCGGTTTAGATGTGGTTTCTTTTGATTTTCCGGTAATATCAGTACCACTTTCAGTTTCTGGCGCTGAAGGTTCTTCTGATGAACTGTCCATGTCTCCTAAAGATCCACCACTAGATCCACCACTAGATCCACCACTAGATCCACCACTAGATCCTCCTGGAGCAATTTTATTTTTATTTAATTTTAACGCTTCTTCATTTTCTAATATTTCGTCAGGCTTAAATTTTAAGAATCTTCGCATTAACCATGTTTTATCAAACATTGGAGTTTGTCCAGCATCTCCAGGTTCTGTATATGGCATAAATCTTTCGAAATTTTCGGCTCTTTGTGTTAATAATTCCGTTTCAATATAATCTTCAAATATATTATTACTATTAAACTTTATATGAAAATCTTTTTCTGTTATGCCATATTCATCAGCATATCCCTTTAATCTTAAATGACTTAGATATATTTGTAAAAATACATTTGCAAATCTATTAACAAACTTTTGAACCATTTTATGAAAACGAACCTCTTCTCTAGTTATATCAGAAGTATCTCCTAAGCTAAATCCAGAATCTTGCTCCATTCTAGACATTGGAATTCTTAGGGATCTAAATAGATTTTTTTGCATATAAACTATATCGTCAATTTGTCCAAGATTATCTCCACCTGGAAGAGTTTCAATTGATGACCCTTTACCATCTTGAGATGGAAACCAATAATCCTCAATCATTGCCATAGTATCAACAGTTTGTGATGCTTCACCCGTAGTTGGATCATACGTTTTTCTTTGGCGATATTTTTTCATTAATCCTTGAACGTAAGCTTCAGCTTTTTGTTTTGGTAATTTGCCTACTTCAATTTTAAATATACGTCTCTCAGGAGCACGACAATTGTGTACCGGACAAGCATTTACAATGAAATTATGATGTTCAGATTCAACTTCAATATCATAAACTTCACGCTTACCAACTGGGTCTATTGAAATAACATTTTCAAAATCTTCTAATGGGATTTTTGTTAAAGTTACTGTCCAAGAATCTTTACCAGAAATGACTCTATTTTCAAATTTATGCGATCTTGAAGGTCTATGAGTTATTTTTCCAGATGATAATCCCAAAGAACACCATAATTCTTTTATATCTTCAATTAATTTTTTATTTGCTAATTGAATAGTTGAAAACCATGTTCCATTATTTGTATATCGTTCACATCCATCAGCATCAGATAATCCTTCAATAAATGCCAATTTTATAGAATTTGATGAATTAAAAACCCATTCTGGTATTCTTTTATTAGCAAATCCTTTTATATAACCTAAATCTTCAAATATTTTTACAGCTATAGTAGAATTAGTATAATAATTTGTATATTTTCTATTTTTGGATGTTGAACGATTACAAACGCCAAAATACTTAGACAATAAGCCACTATATTCTACATTAAGTTCTGGATGTTCACCTTCAGCAAATACTACATTATTTTTTGAAATACTTCCATCACCTATCAAAAATCCAAATAATTTAGCAAAATCTTCATCTACATATTCTGGAACATTTTTTATTTCTTGAGTTTTAAACGTTAATTCTTTTAATTTACAAACTTGTTCACCAAATTGTGTGTTTATTTTAGTTTTTTTAGTTTTTTCTTCAAATTTAGCATTTATAAATTGATGTCGTTTAATTTCTAATTTTCCAGCTTCTACGTAATCAATTTTTTCAGTTGTAGTATCTTTAACTAATATTGGATGATCTGGAGTACATATCAATTCATTATGTCTAGTTCTTACTTTTATAGTTTCTTTTTCTCCACTATTCCACTTATTTGTAACTTTTGTAGGTATTAATATTCCATTATTATAAGAATATACATTATCACCTATATTTAAATCTTTAATATATTTGTATCCATTTTCAGTTTTAACTCTAGATTCAGAATCTAAACAAAGTCTATAAATGACAAGAGAATCTTCTAATTGTTTAAGTTTTCTATAATCAACTTTCGCATAATCTAAGAATGATCTAACTATTTTAGTTTGTCTATCTGGATAATCATATAATCCAGAATTGGCATAAGCCACCATTTGAGTAGGCATAACTAAAATATTTGAAGGACCTTTATGTACGAATTGGTATATATTATCAGATTCTATTTCTTCCCATATAGGATGAGTGAACTCCGGTCTTAATTTTTTTATCTTTAAAATTCCTCGATCTTTTGCAGTTTCTGGGTCAACAACCTTTTCAAAGGAAATTTCACCATCAATCATATATTCCATCCACCATTCATTAATATACTTATCAGCTTCCAAAACTTCTTTATATATGTATTTCCATTCTTTATTTAAATTTTTTAATATATTCTCATTTTGCATGAATTTTGGATTTTTTATAAATAAATTCATAAAATTTCCATCATCATCAAAGTTTATAGCCTCATCTTCTATTTCGCCTAATGCAAATGAGATTACAGGAAACATTGACATATCACGACGTGACGATAACATCGAATTTTTATTAGATTCTGTTTTATATATAAATGAATTTAATTGACCAGTCTGTTTTTGAAATTCTGCTGAAGATATAGTAGAAACGTCGTCCATTTCACTTGCTGCTGGGATATTCGGCTTTCCATACTTATCTTCTTGTCGGTCAAAAACATTAAAATTTCTTTTGTAATGTGTTGCTTGAGCCTGTTTAGACCAATTATTGCGCTTAACAAAACTATCTATTACTTTAGAAAACATATTTGCCATTTTAAATTCCCCTTATTACTATTATAATAAATACTAAATATATCTACTATAACACCAAGTTATATTTATATATTTAGGGGGGGGAAAATGAACAAACTTTTTAAAAAATGTATTTTTACGCCTATTAATAGATCAAAATATAAGGGTAATGGTGCAATAGTAGCACGTTCTGGTTGGGAATTAAAATTTATGAATTTTTTAGATAAGACAGATACAGTATTAGAATGGAGATCAGAACCGTTTCCAATAGTATATTTTAATCCAATAAAACAAAAAATGTCCCGATATTATCCAGATTTTTTAATAATTTTTAAAGGAAAAGATGGTAATATACATACAGAATTAATAGAAATAAAACCTTATAAACAAACAATTCCTCCAGTAAATACGGGAAAGAAACGTAAATCTACATTACTTGTAGAATCTCACATGTGGTTTATTAATTCCGCAAAATGGAAAGCTGCTAGAGATTATTGTGCAGTAAGAAATATAGTTTTTAGAATTATGACTGAAAAAGAATTAAATATTCGTTAGCCAAAAACTTCACTAAATTCTTCGTCTTTAGTTTGTGCGGTTTTAATTCGTTTAATTATTTGATCTATTTCTTCTAGTCTACGGGTTAAGTCTCTATATTTATTACTTATAAAATATGTAGCTATATCTTTTCCAGTTGGCAATTCATATTTGGTATACACTTCAAGTAATTTAGTACAAAATATTTCTGGTATTTTATTTAAATCTATTAAAGCTGTGTTTCTTTTTAATTTTAAAGAAATTTCATCGCCTATAGTTACAACATCGCCGTTTTCTTTTGTATAACTTGGAGTAGAATCTAATAACATTTCATTTAGTAATTCTGGAGAATTTGCAATTTTTTCAGCAGTCTTTATACCAATCTTAGGTTTAATTGCAGGAACATTATCGCCTTTATCGCCCATTAAAATTTTAATTTGTAATTTTTTATCAGGATCATCACATTTTACAAATGACATTTTCATAGGATCATATATTTTTATGTTGTTATATTTTAATAATTGAACGTAATCAGAATCTGAGGTAATTATTATTTTATCTTCTTGTTGTAAATTTTTAGATAAAATGGCTGCAATATCATCAGCTTCCATATATTTTATATTAAGTACGTAAAAAGGAAAATTCTTTTTAGTATCATCTACAAATTCTTGAAAAGCTTTAAAAAATTCATCCCAATTGATATCATCATTTGCTTCTTTTTCTCTATTCTCTTTTCTATGTTGCTTATATTCAGGATAAATCTTTTTTCTCCAATTTTCTTTAGAATCTACTGCTAAAACTACCTTAGTTGCATCAAATTTTTTACATAAGCTAAAAATATGATTATACATAACATGTTTGAAATATTGCCAACCTACATCAGCTATATCTTTTCTTGCAGCAAATAAACATCTATACGCTACATGATTTAAATCAAATATTAATAACATGATATTCCTTTATAATATAATTAAATATATTATATAAGTATTTTTAATAAATGCAAGCGTTTTATTTAAAGTTTAATCCGTTAAATCTTTTAAAATAATTTCCATTTTCTCTTTTAATTTTTTAATTGGATTTTTAATATGTTCTCCAATTTCTAATCTCTGATTATTATATTTATGCATTATGTGGTCTGGTGGGTATATAGCTTCTTGTATTTCTTTTTCTATTTCTTCTTTAGTTGGGAATATATCGTTATATTTCTTAGGATGATCTACTATCTCATTACTTTCAGGCATTTCTTTGATTAGTTCAGATTCTTCTACTGTATTAACTAATGGATTTTCGTTAGGTTCAGTTATTATAATATCATCTTTTAAAATTTGTTTAGACATAATTATTATTCCTTATTCTTCGTTTAAAAATCCGTAATATGCGATGGCTGTAGCATCACAGATTCCATCGTGAAATACCCTACTTCTTTTAGTTGCTAAAAAATTAGTATTTGGAAATTTTTCTTTACAAAATTTCATTGTACCTTGCTTATCTTCGTGATTATAATCCTCACCTAATACACATTTTTTCCATCGTTGCGGTAAAACTAAAAATAATTCAAATTTATATACCAATAAAAATTTTAATACTTCACATGTCGCCATTAACCCATAATACGATCCACCAAATTGAAACATACTAACTCGTCCCCCTAATAACCCAACACTAACTTGTTCTAAATAAATTTTATCAGGGTTGTGCTTTTTTATAAATTCTGCAACTAATTTAAAATCTATTATATCTTTCCCACTTTTTAATGTGCGAGTAGGCATTACACAAACTTCAATTATTGTATTTTCATCCATACAACATAATCCACCAGTTTTACCAGGATCAATACCTACGATTTTCATTTTTTCTTTTTTCTTATAATTATAAAATTTTGGGGGCTGTCAGACCACGATTGTCCATCATTATTGCCTTCTTGGACTCTAACTTTTTTAGACCATTTATTTATATTTTCGGATAATGTGCTTATATGCATTAATGCTGCTGGTATAAAATGACATTTACAAGATTTACAATTATATTTTTTTAAAATTGAATTTCCCATAGATGATACTATTTCATGTTCGTCGTCTTCTATAAGTGTTATATCCTTACTACCACAGTCTGGACATAACATACCTTCAGTATTTTTATGTTCGTCGCCTGGAGGGTTAATTGGGTGTAGCATGTGTATAGTTCCTTATAATTTTTTATAAATATTTTGAATTTGAGTTTGAATATCTTTTTTATGTTCTTCTGTAAAATACTTGGTTTTTATTAATTTGCGTTGCTCTGAAAAAAAGTATTTATGCCTGCAAGAATTGAAATTAGAATTATCTAATAAATTATAATATTTTAATAATTCTATTATAGTTTTCTCTATTAGTAAATAATTGTCTTTATTGTTTAATAATAATTTTTCTATTAATATCAATAACGGTTTCACTTCTATATCTTTATCTTTTAATATTTTTATGAAAGATTTTATATCATTTTCAGTTAATACATTTCCAGAATTTAATTTTTGAGATATATGAATATTATCCAGTTCTTCTTGTATTTTGATTAATATAGAACTCATTTCAAAATAATACCTCGTATAATAATTATAACAAGAATATGGTATAATTATTTATATTTATATATTTTGAAAGGATATTATGAAACTAAATACTAAAGAGCTTTTCGAGAATGAATCTAAAGTCAAGTCTTACTTGGAAAAATATGCAACATATAAGACTGCTTTAGAAAAAGAAATAGAGCTTATGAAAGCCAATTTAGAAAAGGATTGTATTAATATAGATGAAACTAATTTAGTAACTGAATGTAATAAATGTGTACAATTATACAATAAATATTCAATGATTTATGCAGATAAAAAACCATTTTTAAATAGATTAAATAGAAATTTAGACGAAATTCAAAGTTACTTATTTGATTATTATATGTTTAATTATGATAAGAGTACAAAAATGACAGTTTCTTTAGCTGATAAGTATATAAAGTCTCATTGTATGTATAAAGAAATAAGTGAAATTTACGAAAATTATTCAAATTATTTACAATTAATAGAAAGAACTTTAGAGTATTGTCGTAACAGGGGTTATGCCGTTAAAAATATAATAGAAATACAAAAAATTAAGTTTGGAATGAATTAATGTTTGATACTAATTTAGTAAAAATAATAAAAATAGATAACGTTTACGCAAAAATTGTAACAGAACACCCATCTCTACTTAATGATGTATCTAATTATTTTACAGTATATGTACAAGGATATAAATTCATGCCTAAATATAAAATGGGCATATGGGATGGAAAATTGCGGTTTATAGAAAGAGATGGGACTTTTTTAATAGGGTTATTAAACTTGTTATATAAATTTATTAAAAATTATGATATAAAAATAGATTTAGATTTAGATTTAGTAAATAATAATGTTGACTTTGAAGATGAATTTAATAATATAACTACTGAGTGGTTAGTGGAAAGTATAACTCCTAGAGATTATCAATTAGAAGGTGCTATAAAAGCTATAAAATATAAACGAGGAATTTTGGAACATGCGACGGCTGCTGGAAAATCTTTAACTATCGCAATGATATTAAAATATTTAGAATTGTCAAATAAATGTAAAAAAATGATGATTTTAGTTCCTACTGCTGGATTAGTTGAACAAATGTATTCTGATTTTTTAGAATACGGAATAGAAGAAAAATTATTGGGACGATTTTATGAAAAAGAGAAAAATATAGACCGATTAATAACTATATCCACATGGCAATCTATGCATGTACATAAAGATTTAATAAATGAATTTGATTGTATTATTACAGATGAATGTCATACTCAGAGAGCAAATGTTGTAAGATCCGTATTATTAAATTCTGAAAATGCAATCTATAGAATAGGGACTTCTGGAACTGTAGATTTACATAAATCGCAAAAATGGCTTATAGAAGGAGTTTTAGGTCCAGTTATACACAATATTCCACCAGCGTTTTTGATTGATAATGGTTATGCATCAGATGTTAAGGTTAATATTTTGTTTCTTCAACATAAAGAAGCTGATGTTAAAAAATTAAAAGGGATGCCATACCAAGAAGAAAAAACTTGGATACAAACATGTAATATACGAAATAAAATTATTAGAAAACTTATTAAAAAACATCAAGAATTGGAGCATAACGTTTTAATTTTATTTGATCATATAGAGCATGGAAATTTTATTAAAGAAAGTCTAAAAGATTTAGAACAAGATGGGGCGCATATATTTATGGTTACTGGAGAAACCCCAGCTAAAGAGCGCGAACGTATTAGAAAATTTACAAATGAAAATAAAAAGGTGATTTTATTAGGTACTTATGGAGTATTATCTACAGGAGTAAATATAAATAGATTAAATGCTCTAATATTTTCAGTTGCAGGAAAATCTATGATTAGAATATTACAAAGTATAGGTAGAGGTATGAGATTACATCATGAAAAAAATGGCGTAAGAGTATATGATATATGCGATAGTTTTAAATATTCAGAAAAACATTTAAGTGATCGTTTGACTATTTACGATAAGGCAGGTTATAAAGTTGACGTAAATGATATAATACTCTAGGAATAATTAATATGGCAGTATTTCAAAATAGTTCATTATATTCGTTATCCATTATGATAAATGGGGTTAGGAGAAATATACGTCCTGGAGAACAAATTTCTGGACCAGATTCTTTAGCAGCAGTTGTCGGATTAACTATTATAAACCCTTCAACTAAAACTATTATTCCTAAAGAAAATATAATACAACCTCAAACTATAAATAATATAGCCTCTAAAAATAATTATAGACCAGAAATTATTCCAAAGTTTTTAATAAGTGAAAATAGTAAAAGTAATTTTAAATTTATAATAGATGAGGAAATAAAATATTTAGAAAATATAAAAAATAAAAATGAAATTCCATCAGTAACATTGGCAGTTTTGACAAAAAATCATTTAGACTTAATAAAAACGTGTTGTGAATCTATTTTTAATAAAGTGCATTATAAAAATACAACATTATTAATAATAGATACTGGTTCTACAGATCAATCAGTTTTAGAGTATTATAAATTGTTGAATGACAAATGTATATCTAAAAACTGGAAATATAAATTTGTACAATTAGATACTTTCCATTATAGTAAAAATTATAATTATGTTATAAAAAACCATATTGATACTGATTACGTTTTATTACAAAATAATGATACGACAGCTATTAATGATTATGTTACAGAAATGATGCAAATTGGAATTATGAATAAGGTTGGTTCAGTTGGTTGTAGAATGTTTTATCCAAATGGTACTATCCAACATGATGGTCAAACTTTTTATAATGGTAATAATAATATAATAAATAGTCCATCACATATAAATTTAAGCAAAACTAAAGAATCTGCCGATAAAGATGTTCCTGAAAAAATTTGTCTAGTTGATGGTAATACTGCCGCTGGCGCATTAATGAGAACTAAAGATTATTTGCTTGTAGATGGGCTTGATGAAAATTATAAAGATATTTTTCAAGATGTAGATTTAATGGCAAAAATTCCTCATTTTTTAAATAAGTTTAATTACTGCAATAAAAATGCAGAAATTTACCATATAGATAATGCTTCTAGAAAAGCCGTAGGTTTAAATAGAGTAAATATTGATTCTGATGTTAAGTATATTGATAGGAAATTTAAAGAAAATAATTTATTATATGCAAAATTACCTAAAAAAGTTGATTTTTCTATTATAACTTTAGTTAGGAATTTAGATGACTATAAAGATTTTTTAAATAGTGTAAGAATTCAAAATGGACAACATACTATAGAATTAATAGCCATTCCAAATTTTCATAATACGTTTACATCTGCGGCTAAAGGATTAAATTATGCTAAGAGTATATCTTCGGGAGAAATACTAATTTATTGTCATGAAGATATTTTAGTCGGAGAAAACTGGCTAAATACTATTAAAAAACATATTGTAGAACTAACTCAAACCAATGAGCGAATTGGTGTATTGGGAATGGCTGGTGTTTCAGTGTCTCAAAAACCAATTTTCTTCTTAACTAATGAAAATGGTGATACTGTAAATAATTATGGCGCAAATACTAGGATTGAGTGTCCATATTTAGATGAATTATGTTTAATAACTTTAAAAAATTCAAATTTATCATTTAATCATAATATATTTGACGGATTTCATTTTTATGGCGCAAACTTATGTTTAGATGCAAAATTAAAAAATTGTAAAAACTATTCAATAAATGCTAGTTGTTATCATAAGTCTGATGGTTCTAAAAATTTACGAACTACTGAAATGTATAATAAATATGCTGCTGATGCTAATAAATTTAATAATTACGCTAAATCTAAAGGGGTATTTAATTGGAGAACCACTACTGCAATGAGTGTTAATGGTAATATAACTCTATTTCCAAAGAAACATTAAAAAAGTACTTGAAATTTTATTTTGATCATATATAATATAAATGTCACTATGACGTGTCGGTATTCTAAACAGTTTTTTTCCGACTATAAAAAAAAATAAAGAAGATTTGTTGATGTATATGTAAGTTGAATTTATTCTATAAACTTACATAGGTTCTTAAATAAACTGGAGTAGCCTGATTATAGACTATTTTTTCGTTTAGGTAAAGAACAAGGTATGCTAAACATTAATATTTAATTATATTGATGTTGAATCGAGCACTTAACCCTTTAGTGTGGCCAAATTTGTCTGCGATGCACAAGAATACGGATTATCTTCTTATTCGTTAAGAGAAAATAACATAAAGAAGTGCTAGTAAGTTATATTATTAACTTAAAAAGCGTTATAAGGAAAAAAAATTACCTGATGTAAGGTTATTAAATTATTGTTTATAATAATATTTTAAAATAAATAATAAAGTTAATGGTAAACGAAGTGAACCATTCTGTAATGAAACGAAGTGAAATGAAAGATTTTAATAAACATATAAACTTAGTATGTTTTTAAAAAATTATTTTTAACTTTTGGTGCCCCTAAATTTCTTCTAGCTACACCACCAACAGCAATGCCTTTGTAAGTACTAGTACTAACATTTCCTAATTTATATTTACCTAATAAAAATTTAGACCATTCTTCATCTAATTTTTCTAATTCGTTTATATCATTAAAATATATAGGAACTTCAAAGGATTTCAATTCTTTAAAATAATTATTTAAAGAAATTTTATCTTCATTTGTTAATAATCCATCTTTAGAAATTATAATTTTATGGTTTCCTGGTTTATTTCCAATTTTTAATGGTAATTTGTCTGCATCTGGTTTTATTCTTACAATTCCACTAATTAATAAGTTTTTATCATTAATAGATGTTGACAATGGTAATATACAATCCCAATACATGTTATCAGCCATATTTGTATAACCTATAATTTCTCCATAATCGAAAGGATTAAGTTCACTACTACCCCATTTATAAATAGTCTTTTTTAAATATTCAAGTCTAATTGGTAAAGGGGTTTGTATTCCAAGTTTAACTATATCACTCAATGAATAATTTTTTTTAACAGATTCGTATAATAATGATAAAAATTTAGCTGGGTTCATAATATCTTCCAATAATAGTATTTATATTTTTATATCTTGATTATTATTATTATTAAGATATAATTTAAATATATAAACTTTAAAAATAATATTGTTATTGATAAATAACAATCCAGATAAAATAAAGATAAGAGGATGCCTATATGACGGATAATACTATTGATATAAAAATGCCTGTTTTAATAAAGAAACGTTCTGGTAAAAACGAAAAGTTGGATATTAATAAAATTCATAAAGTTCTATCATGGGCTACTGAAGGATTAAAGAATGTCTCAGTTTCAGATATTGAAGTAAACGCTAGTTTACAATTAAAGGATGGAATTAAAACTTCACAAATTCATAAAGTTTTAATTGAGTCTGCTGTAAGTTTAATATCTGCTAAAACTCCAAATTACCAATTTGTAGCTTCTAGACTTTTAAATTATTATATTAGAAAAGAAACTTTTGGGTTATACACTTCAAAAGAGTTACCACATTTAAATAAAATTATAGAAAAAAATGTAAAACTTAAAATTTATGATAAAGTAATTCTTGAACAATATACTAAATTGGAAATTGATTCTATAAATGATTATATTCATCATGATAGAGATTTTAATTTTGCTTATGCTGGTATACAACAAATGGTTGATAAATATTTATTAAAAGATCGAATAACTAATATTTTACATGAAACTCCACAATATACTTTTATGGTCATAGCAATGACTGTATTTGGACATTACCCAAAAGATACAAGAATTGATTATATCCGAAGACTTTATAATCAAATTTCATTATTTAAAATTAATTTACCAACTCCTATATTATGTGGCATTAGAACACCATTGCGACAATATAGTAGTTGTACATTGATTGACATTGGTGATTCATTACCTAGTATATTTTCATCTAACACTGCTGTTGGATATTATACTGCTAAAAGAGCAGGTATTGGTCTTAATATTGGTCGCGTTAGAGCAATTGGATCTTCAATACGAAATGGTGAAGTTGTTCATACAGGATTAATACCATATTTAAAAATGTTAGAAGCTACAACTAAATGTACTACACAAAACGGAGTTCGTGGTGGATCATCGACTACATATTATCCATTTTGGCATTATGAAGTAGAAGAATTATTAGTATTAAAAAATAATAAAGGTAATGACGAAAATAGAATTCGTAAAATGGATTATGGAATACAATTATGTAGATTATTTTATAAAAGAGTAAAAAATAATGAAGATATTACTCTTTTTAGTCCGTCTGATGTAAATGGGTTATATGATAGCTTTGGAGATAATACTAAATTTGAAGAATTATATTTAAAATATGAAAAAGATCCGCTTATAAGACATAAAAAAATAAATGCTAGAGATTTATTTTCAAAAATTGCACAAGAAAGAATTGAAACTGGAAGAATTTATATTATGAATATAGATCATACTAATGAACATAGTTCATTTAAAGATCATATAAGTATGTCTAACTTATGCGTTGTTGGTGATACTAAAATTGATATAAAAATTAATGAAATAACCCAAATTACTACCATTGAAGAATTATTTAAAACGTATAATAAAAATGATGATATAAAAATAATGAGTATGGCATTAAATAATGAAAAACAATATTCAAATTTAGATAATGTATTTAAAACTGGTGAAACAGACGAATTAATAGAAATAACAGATGAAAAAACAGGTAAAAAATTAACATGTACATTAGAACATAAAATATATACTAAAAATAGAGGTTATGTTGAAGCTAAACATTTAAATGAAGATGATGAATTATGTATTTTTTAAATAATAAATTAGGATAATATACTATTATGTACAGTGTTTATAAACATACTTTTAAAGAAACTAATAAATGTTATATTGGTTATACGAAATTTTTAATAATAGAACGATTAAAAAAACATCATACAAATGCAATGTCTAATATACAAACAAAGTTTTATAGAGCAATAAGAAAATATGGAATAGAAAGTATTTCTTCTGAGATTTTATTTACAACCGAAGATGAAATATTAGCAAAACAAAAAGAAATAGAATTTATAAAAATGTATGATTCATTTAAAAAAGGTTATAATATGACATTAGGTGGTGATGGAAAAGCTAATTTTTTAATAAATTCAAAACTAAAAAAATCTAACTATATAGAAGGAAGATTATGATTAAAATTAAAAGAATAAAAAAAGATATTAATATACCAGTATATGATATTACAGTTAAAGAAACTTCAAATTTCTTTGCAAATAATATATTAATTCATAATTGTACGGAAATAACCTTGCCAACAACTCCAATAAATACTATTGATGATTCTGAAGGCGAAATAGCGTTATGCGTTTTATCCGCTGTTAATTTAGGACAAATAAATGATTTAGATGACTTAGAAGAGACTTGCGAATTAATAGTTCGTACATTAGATTTCGTAGTTGAACATCAAGAATACCCAGTTAAATCTGCTGAACATATGAAAAGTCGAAGAAGTATTGGAGTTGGATTTACAAATTTAGCTTATTATCTTGCTAAAAATAAAGTAGGATATGATAAAACTGGTTATGAATTAATAGATAAAACTGCTGAAGCATTTCAATATTATTTACTTAAAGCATCTGTTAAATTAGCAAAAGAATTTGGTCCTTGTGCATATTTTAATAAAACGAAATATTCTGATGGAATTCTTCCAATTGACACGTATAATAAAAATGTTGATAAATTTTATAAAAGAGAATTGACATACGATTGGGAATTATTACGAAAAGATATTATACAATATGGTATTAGAAATTCTACATTATCAACTCAAATGCCATGCGAATCTTCTTCAGTACTAAATAATTCTACAAATGGCATAGAACCACCAAGAGGTTTGGTATCTACTAAAAAATCTAAGCAAGGGCTTCTAAAACAAGTTGTACCAGAAGCTAATAAGATTGGGCATTTTTATACTACAGCTTATGAAATGTCTAATGATGGATACTTAGAAATAGTTTCATTAATACAAAAATATTTTGATCAGGCTATGTCTGTAAACAATTATTATGACTTTACAAAATATGAAGATGGAGAATTGCCATTATCTATTGTTTTAGACAATATTATGTATGCTTATTCGTTGGGAATAAAAACTTTATATTATGCAAATTCCAATGATGGTAAAACTGACTCAGATAAAGAATCTGATTGCTTAGGTGGCGCTTGTTCGGTATAATATCATTAAGGATAAATTATGAAACAAATAATTAATTTAAAACAAATAGATTTTACAAAAGAACCTATGTTTTTTGGTGAAGGTTTAAACTTACAACGGTATGATTCTTTTAAATATAAAAAGTTTTTTGATTTATTTAAAGAACAGATGTCGTTTTTTTGGCGACCAGAAGAAATATCTTTAATGAAAGATATTAACGATTATAAAAATTTAACAGATCATGAGCAAAAGATTTTCACTAGAAATCTTTTGTATCAAACATTATTAGATTCGGTACAAGCCAGAGCGATACCTTATATATCTGAACGTACATCTTTGCCAGAAATAGAAGCATCATGTTCTGCATGGCAATTTTTTGAACAAATACATTCATATTCATATACTTATATAATAAAAAATATTTATGCGAACCCGTCAGAAGTATTTGATGAAGCATTAAAAAATGAAGAAATTAAAAAAAGAGCATTAAGTGTTACAAAATATTATAACGATTTAATAAATTCTTATGGTGAATCCGATATAGATCAAAAGAAAAAATTATATTTAACGTTAATATCTGTAAATATTTTAGAAGGTATTAGGTTTTATGTGTCATTTGCATGTTCTTATTGTTTTGCGCAAAACAAAAGTATGGAAGGTAATGCTAAAATAATTTCTTTAATAAATAGAGATGAAAATTTACATTTAGCAATGACGCAAAATATCATAAAAATACTTAAAAATAATGAAAGTGAAGGATTTGTTGAAATTGCAAAAGAATTAGAAGATGAATGTATAAAAATGTATCAAGATGCAGCAAATGAAGAAATTGCATGGGCGCAATATCTTTTTTCTGAAGGAAGTATGTTAGGATTAAATGCTGAAATATTAGAACTATATATGAAATATTTAACAAATAAACGAATGACTTCCATTGGCATGAAACCAATATTTGGTAAAATTGATAATCCTATTAATTGGATTAAACAGTGGACAGAAGGAAAAGACGTTCAAATCGCTCCACAAGAGACTGAAATAGAGTCATATAAAATTTCATCTATTAAAAATGATATAAATAAAATAAATTTTGATAAATTCGTTTTATAAAAATATATTGATTAATAGTAAAAAAGATGTATAATTTAATCATGATAAAAGTTAATATTAATTTTTATTTTAAGGGTGATAAATAACCTTACCATTATTAATTTTAAAATAAAAAGAAATAGGAGTTTAATTATGTCGATTAAAGCTTTACAAGAATATACTCGTTATGCTAAATATGCAAAATTTTTACCAGAAAAACAACGTAGAGAAACCTGGGATGAACAAGTTGATAGAGTTTTTGATATGCATGCTAAAAAATTAGGTGATAAATTAGAATTAATAAAGGATGATTTTGAATTTGCTAAAAATATGATGCGTCGTAAACGTATATTAGGATCTCAAAGAGCCTTACAGTTTGGTGGTGAACCAATTTTAAAGAAAAATGTTAGAATTTATAATTGTTTTGATAAAAACACCAAATTTATTACAAATAAAGGAACGAAATCATTTAAAGAATTTAATGATGGCGATGATGTTACAGTTTTATCTGGTCTTGGTAATTGGAAACCAGCTAAAGTCAAATCATATGGTGAACAATCGTTAAATAAAATTATTATAAAAAGAGGATTAGCTGAATATACAATAAACGCCACTAAAAATCATAGGTGGATATTAAAAGATGGCAGTGAAACAACAAATTTAAAAGTTGGAGACAGCTTACAATTTGCTCCAAATATAACAAATTCAGAATATGATGATTTTACACCGTTCCAAAAACTTTATTGGTGTTATGGGTATGTTTATGGTGATGGAACCAAATTAAAGAATAAAAAAGGAGAATATGTGTATTCTATGGTTAGATTATGTAAAAAAGATTCAAAATATCAAAATAGATTTACTGAAATGGGATTTAAAACAAATACAAATTTATCATTAAACGGTGATTTTTTTGCATACACTGGATCTTATTTGAAAACTTGTCCAAATTTAGAAACGGATTCTAAAGAATTAATATACGCTTTTATAAAAGGATATTTAGCTGCTGACGGTAATAAAAACAGATCAAATGATGTGTTACGAACATATGAATCTATTCAATCATCAGAAAAATCTCACATAGAATTTTTAAGAAAAGCGTTACCAATGTGTGGATATTACATCGTATCTGAAAAAGATTTAACTGGTGAAGAAACTAATTTTGGTATTAGACCATATACTATACAATTTAGAATAATTAATACATATGGAAAAACTGCCGTATCCTTTAAAGTAGATGAAATAATAGAAAATATAAAAACGGAAATGGTATGGTGTCTTGAAGTAGAGGATGATAAATCGTTTGTTTTACCACACGGGTTTGTTACTGGAAATTGCTGCGCTTCATATTGTGATCGTCCTAGATTTTTCCAAGAAGCATTATTTAATTTATTAGCTGGAACTGGTGTAGGGTTTAGCGTTCAATTAAAAGATATTGAAAAATTACCAACAATAAATAAATTAAATGATGAAAAAGTCATTTATAATATAGAAGACAGTATTGAAGGATGGTCTGATGCTTTAGGAATATTAGTATCATCATATTTTACTAACAATCAACCATTTGAAGAATATTTTGGAAAAACAATACAATTTAACTTTGATAAAATAAGACCATCAGGCTCCCCTTTAAGTTGGGGTGGTAAAGCTCCAGGACCAAATGCTTTGAAAAAAAGTTTAGAAAAAATTAAAAATATATTCGAAATTGCTTTAAATGATGGAAGAAATAAATTAAAACCTATTGAAGCATATGATATAGTTATGCATGCTTCAGATGGTGTTATTTCTGGAGGAGTTCGTAGATCAGCAACTATTTGCTTATTTTCTCCATTCGATGAAGAAATGTGTAAAGCTAAAACTGGAGATTGGTTTATTAAAAATCCGCAAAGAGGAAGATCGAATAACTCCGCAATTTTAGTAAGAAACAAAACTACAAAAGAAGAATTTAATAAATTATTTAAATCAACAAAAGAGTTTGGTGAACCTGGATTTGTATGGGCTGAAAATGATAGGGTTCTTTTTAACCCATGTTGTGAGATTTCACTTTATGGATATACAGAAGATAGTGAATCTGGATGGGAATTTTGTAATTTATGTACTATAAATATGAAAAAATGTAAGACAGAACAAGATTTTTTTGATGCATGTAAAGCATCTTCAATATTAGGAACTATTCAAGCTATGTATACAGATTTTCCATATTTAGGAAATGTGACTGAAAAAATAGTTCGTAGAGAAGCCTTATTAGGATGTTCTATTACTGGTTTTATGGATAATCCAGAAATAGCATTAAATCCAAAAATTCAAAAAAATGGTGCCGAAATAATAGTAAAAGAGAATGAAAAAATTTCTAAAATATTAGGGATAAATGCGGCAGCAAGAGTTACGACAGTAAAACCTGAAGGCTCGGCATCATGTTTATTAGGAAGTTCATCTGGCATTCATCCACATCATGCAAAAAGATATATTAGACGAGTACAAGCTAATAAATCTGAATTTCCTTTACAGTATTTTAAATTACATAATCCTAAAGCTATAGAAGAGTCTGTTTGGTCACAAAATAAAACAGACGATGTTATTTCATTTTTATGTGAAGTTCCAGAAGGAGCTAGAGTTAAAACCCAAATTGGAGCAATCGAATTATTAAAAAATGTAATGTCTACACAACAAAATTGGATAGAGTATGGCACTACAAAAAGAAGTGTACAACCATGGTTGAGACATAATGTAAGTAATACAATAACTGTTAAAGATTCAGAATGGGATGAAGTTGAAAAATTTATTTATGACAATAAACAATGGTTTGCTGGAATTTCGTTATTACCAGCTAGTGGTGATTTGGATTATCCACAAGCTCCATTTTCAACAATTTTAACAGAAAAAGAAATAATATTGGAATTTGGCGAAGGTGCTTTATTTGCGTCTGGATTAATTGTGGACGGACAACACGCATTTGATAATAATTTATGGAAAGCGTGTGATAGCGCATTGGGTATTGGAGAAAAATTAGAATTACCAGTGTTATCATCGGAACCAACAATGCCTATAAAAAATGGGTATACCAACAAAGTATACACACAAAAATTAAAAATATACACTGAAGAATTGACCAAGTTTTTTAATGATAAAGAAAAATATGATAAAATTTTCATGAAATTAGATTGGAATAGAAGATTTCAACAATTTTCTGATAGATATGTTGAAGGCAATTTGCGTAAATGTTGTCATTTATTAAAATATGTATCATTATGGAAATTATGGTTAGATTTAAAACGTGAATATGTTGATGTAGATTGGTCATTAGCTGTTGAAGAAGAATATAGTATTGATATGAGTACTATAGCTGGCGCAGCATGTCAAGGTGGTGCGTGTGAAATAGGAGATTTAGGCGATTCTATAAAATCAGCAAAAGAAAATAAATGAAATCGCAAACGTATAAAATAACCTCACGAACGAGTTTGGTATAAGTGGAAACGATTTGGAAAACATTAAACATCTTTAGACAATAGACTTATTGTATATATTTCTGGATTTTGTAATCCGAACATATATACAATATCTCCAGCTTTAGTGTTAGCTTCAGCTTCTAATTCTAGATTCCTACCATTTAAATCTTTAGGAATTTTATTTAACGTATTTTGCCAGTAATGAGTTAATTCATGTGCAATAGTTCTTATAATATCTGCTAATCCTCTATTTTTACCATATACATTAATAATATTACCATTTAAATCAAAAGAACCATAAGTCATACCTTCTTTTCTTGTAAATAAAATATTAATTTTTGGTATTTCTTCTAATTCTAATTGTTCTTTTATGAAATCCATAAATTTTTGAATTATCATTATATTATTATCATTAATATTAAATTCTGGTTCAAAAGATATATTTTGTTTATCAGATTCAGTTAATGGTATATACGATTCTTCTAAAATTTGATCTATTTCAAGTTCTGACTCTGTAAATTTATTTATTAATTTAGTTTTAAATGACATAATATATCCTTTTTACTATATTTATATCTTTTATAATCGTATTTTATATATTATAATTTTTCCCAAAGTAAAAAGTCTTCTTTAAAATAATCTTTAATCAATGAAATTTGTTTTAATGATAAATCATTTATTATATATTTTTTATCAGATGTATTTATATTTGGAAATTCTGGTGGAATATTTATATTAAATTTTTCATTTATATCTTTTATAATGATATTAAGACCATTTTCATATTTATAAATTTTATCATGTTTAAAAAATTTTACATGAGTTATTTGTTTTTTATATTCTAAATTATATTTTAAAAAATCTACTTTTTCTATAAGTGATAAATCTATTTCTGAAGAATTTAAAATATTTTTGAAAAGATTTAGTACATTAATTTTTACAATAATATTAGTATTTATATAATTTATTACACTAACATACCTATTTATCGGATTTCTGAGTATTGTAAATATAAAATTATTTTCATTTTCATATTTTTTAAATTGTGTATCTAATATATGTTCCGTAGATAAAAATTTAATATTTTTTAAATTTTCATTAAAATGTTTTATAATAGAACGACCGCCAGTTTTTGCAATATGATTAAATAAAATATGATTCATATATTTATTATGAGAAAGTTTTTTGAATTTCTTCTATTTCTTCTAACTTTGTAAAATCATTCTCTTTTTTAAGTTTAATAATTCTATCAAAATGATTATTATCTATTTCTGATTTATGAGTTATTATATAGACGCAAAGCTCGGGATACATAGTTGTTAATTTTGTTTTCAAAAATGACATAAGATTTTCAATACCAGTTCTACACATAGAACTATCTAAAATTTCGTCTAATATAAGTATATTACAATTTATACTATTTTGCATTTTTGTTATATCTAAAAATGAAAACATAAAAGCTAAATCTATTCTTTTTTCTTCACCTGATGAAAAGTTATTATAAGAAAATTCATCTCTATTTCTAGATTTTAAAGTTTCTTTTAATTCTTTATCGAAAGAAATATTATAATTAGCACCAAACATTGATAAGTAAGTATTCATATTTTTATTTAATAATGGTACTATTTTATTAACAATATAAGTTCTAATGCCTTCTTCACCTAATATATTTCGTAAATAATCTGAATAATTTAATAAATTTTCATATTCCGAATATTCATTTTCTTTTTTAGTTAATTTTGTTTTACATATTTGTATTTCTTCGTCTGTTACTACATTGGTTAATTGTAATGTTTTATTTTTAGTAGATTCTATTTTAGAATCAACTTCTCGTAAATTGTAATTAAGTTCTTCAATTTTTTTAGAAATATTTAAATCTTTTTTTATTAAAATATCTACTTTATTAAGTTTATCAACTATTTCAGTTAATTTTAAGTTACCATTTGAAATACTTAATTTATAGTTATTAAAAGTTTCAATTTTGGAATTTATTTCAATTTCAATAGTATTAAGATGATTATGGTCTGAATCTGTATTTGTAGGTTTTTTACAAGTTGGACAAAATGGATTCAATTTATAAAATTCTTTTTCTTTATTTAATTTTTTTATTTCATTACTTAATGAATTGTAATTTGCTTCAATTTTGTATATTTTATTTTGAAAATCATTTTTAGCAAAAGTTAACTTATCTTTAATTTCGTTATAATTTTTATTAGATAATTGAGTCGTATAATCAACATTCGCGTCTATTAATTGTTGTTTTTTGATTGATAACTCTGTTAATTCATTTTGTTTAGTATTTTCAAATTCTTGTTGTAATTTATTTAGTTTATTTTGCGTTTCTGTTTTATCATTTAATAGGGTGTTTAAAGATTCTAAATCTCTTTCAACTATTTTTTTATTTTGTTTATGTTCATTATACTCTTTAGAAACTTTTTTAAACATTTTCCCATAAACTGATAAATTTAAACCATCTTCAAAAATTGTTCTTTTTTCAGAAGCTTCCAATTTAAAAAATGGTTTTGAATAACCTATATTCAAAGTTATAGAATTTATAAATGATAATTTTGATATTTTAATTAAATCGTTTATTTTTTGTTGAGTTTCTTTTTTAGAAGTAGTTTTATTATCTACTTCATTTTCATTTATTAATCTACAATAATTAGGAGATAATCCACGTTCAATTTTATATGGAACGTCATTAATATCTAAGAATAATGTTATTTCACACTCTTTACCATTTAGCTTGTTTATCATTTGATCTATATTTAGATTGCGCATAGAACTACCAAATAATGCAAATATAATTGCATCGTTCAATATAGATTTACCTATACCGTTTGTAGTATCTTGAGTAGGATTTCTTCCGATTATAGCGTTAATACCTGAAGTGAATGTATATTCTAGTGGTATGGCACCAACAGAAAAGAAATTTTTTATTATAAGTTTTTTAAAGTGAAGTTTCATATTTTATTCTTCATTTTCAACGAGGTTATATAATTTATTAACATATAGTTTAAAATCATCCTTAGATAAATGTTCTGGTAATGATAAATTATCAATATATTCGTTTAAAAATAATAACGCATTACCTTGAATATTTTCAACCATATCTTCAGAATTTATTTCTTCTAACCCACCACTCGTTTCATCTATACTATCATATTTCAATGAAAATTCTTTTATTTTATTTTCTATTTTTAATAATTCATTAGGATCTATAATTTTATCTATTTTCAATTTTATAAAATTATTACCCAATTCGTTTATTAAATCTGAATTTTCTAGTAATTCTGAGAGTTTTACTTGCTTATGTTTTGGTGATACTGTATTTTCGACAAATTCTCCAGTTTTTGAAATTGTATCAAAAATTGTAAAGCCTTTAATATCTCCATAATCATTCGAAGTTATTTCGTAAGGACATCCCAAATATTGAATATTACCGTATGTTCTTCTTAGATGAAAGTGACCAGAGTAAACTGAACCAAAAACATCAAATTCAGATTGATTTATACCTTTATCTTCAACTACTCCAGCAACCATTTCAAATCCATTAATTTCAAAGTGTCCTAAACATAAATCGAAATATTTCTTATTAGATTTTTTACATTTTTGAATAATTTCCGTGAATTTATTATAATTAAAAGATTCTTTAATTAACCATGGAACCAATAGTGTTTTACATCCATTTAAATCTATTTGGGTTATTTGCGTAATAACTTCAATTCTAGGGTCAAAATGTTTAAACATTGATAATGCATTTATTTCTAATGTATTTTTATAATATATTTCATGATTACCACTTAACATATGAATAGTTACATTTGGAAGTTCTTTCAATAGTTTTTCCATCAATTTTATTGTTGTATCTTTAACTAAAACATTAGTAGTATCAGGACAATCAAAAAAATCTCCCAAAATAAATATTTTTTCAACATTGCTAGATTGTAATTTTGGAATAAACGATTTAGCAAAAAATTCTACTTGATGCTTTAAAAATTTTTCAAGCAATAAGGGTGAAGATTTTTTAACACCAAAATGTAAATCTGATATAAGGGCTATTTTCATAGCGAATATTATAACACAGTATTTCAATTAAGCAAGATATCATCCTTTTTAAAGAAATTCTTTTCTCTAAAATATTTTTCTATATATCCCTTAACAGCTTCGTTATGTTTGGTTTCTTTTTTAATAACTTGAATAAAAGCATTAATTGCAATTTGTGTACAATATGCAAAAGATGACATAACTTTTTTATTAGTTCTTTTTGAAATAGAATCTGGATCGTAATTCTTACTATATTTTAATAAAAAGAAAATAGCTTTAGACTTCATTTCTTCTAGATAACTATAGCCAGAAAAACTAGATTTTGTGGCAAGATTTTCAACCAAATCTAAAAATATCTCTCCCAACCGCTCTGATGCCATGCCACTTTTTTTAAATTTAATTAATTCATTTTTTAATTCTTCACTATTTACATGCTGTCTTTTTACAATTTTTATTTTTCCTTTGCCTCGTTTTCTATTTCTAATATCAATTTTAGAAGCATTTTCTGTGGGAGTTTTTATTACCTCTTGCAACTTTATTTTAGTTTTTTTAGAAATAGCCATTATAAATCTCCTATTAATTGATTTAATAACTAACAAATTATAACATATAAATGAAATAAATATTATTATTGTAAAAATAAAAGATATAAGGTATAATAATACATCAACAATATATTTGGAGTTAATATGGCAGAACGTATATGTAGTTACCCTAGCGATAAAAATGGATGTGGTATGTTAAGAACTATCGTACCATTACAATTTATGACTACAAAATTAGAATGGGATTCGACATTCGTATATCAATTTGTATTTGACTTAAATTTAATATTAAGAACTACTTCATGGTTGAGATTTCAAAGACAATGCACTGAAAATCAATTCACATGTATTAGTGAATATAAAAAGTTCATTAATCAACATAAATCGCCAACTAAGCTCATGTATGAATTAGACGATTTGGTTCATGGTATAGAACCTCATAATATTCTGGCATATCAATTTTATACTCCAATACGTCGTCAAAATGTAGTTAATATAATGAAAATGTGTGACAAAGTTACATTTTCTACGCAATTTTTAAAAGATTTTTATCAGCAAAATTTTGGTATAAATCATTCTCACGTTATTCCTAATTTTTTACCAAAGTTTTTATGGAATCCTGATTTTAGCAAAAGTAAACGACCTAACAAAACAAAACCTGTAGTGTGTTGGGGTGGGTCTAGCTCCCACGTCGGTCCAGGTGGCGATTTAGAATTCTTATTGCCAATGGTAGAAGCGACAATGGATGAATTTGAATGGTTGTTTATTGGCGTGTTACCTCCAATATTTGCGGAACAAGTTGGAAATAGACAAAAAATTGCATCAAAATATGAAGGTAAATTATCATTTATTCCTTGGGCACATTTTTGGGAATATGCTACTATGATGCAGACTGTTAAAGCTGATATTTGCATTGCGCCTATTACAGATAGTGTATTCAATTTAGCAAAATCTGATTTAAAATATTTAGAATATTGCGCGATGAATATACCTGCAATTTGTTCAACAATAGGTAATAAAAAAGGTCCATACGATTTAGTTGGATGTACTAACTTGGTTGAAAATGATGCAGATGCATGGTATCAAGCTATAAAAAATTTATTAGGTGATGAAAATAGAAAGGCTAAAACGCTAGAAATTCAACAGAAACATGTAAATGCGCGTTGGTTAGAAAATGAAGAAAATGTCGAAGTGTATAGAAAAGTATATTCAGAATAAAACTTGCAATCTGTATTAATGGTGATATAATATCTCTCCTAAAGAGGGGTAAATTATGCAAGCAACACCAAGTTATGCGGAATCTATAACATTATTTAATTCATTATTATTTTCCTGTACTAAAGATATTGGTCAGAAAAATTTTAAAAATGCAGAAAAATCATTAGAAAAAGCTTTAAAATTGTTAAAATATCTTCCAAAAATCCAAAAAATTGACGAAAAAAGAAATAATTTGAATTCTCTAAAGCAAGAAAATCAAAAATTAAATAAAGTTTTAATAGAATCTAAAAATCTTTTAAATAAACAAAAAAATATTATCGAAGAATTAAATAAAAACATTTTAAATCAGCCAATTAAAAAGTAATTGACCTAGTTAATAAACTAAGTATACTTTAAATATACCCATTAATAAACAACCATTTAAGGAGAACCCATGGGACTCAATACTGAAGAAAAAGAAGAAAAGCCAAAAAAACTTTTCACCATCACTATAGACGTATACGACACTGGCGACTCAGATTCGTCTATGGTAGAATATCGAAAAAGTGCTAGTGGACTAGGACGACCGCGCAAGTGGGAACTTACTCCAGGAGACTTCGTTCGTCGAGTCGAAGAAACATTAGGAGATTACTCCAGTCTATTGTCGGATTGGAATAATTTAATTGGAAAAAGTTCAAAAGAATTAGCAGGACTCACATTAGCGTCATTAGCTGCATCTTCTGCTATAGCATCTTCTAATACCATTAAAACCGTCCAAGTTAAGGATAATGTAGAAACTAAAAAGTCTAAAACTAAGCGAAATCAAAATGAATCTGAATCTGATATGACTGAAGATATGGACTTTGGTTCATTTGATAAGCCTACTGAATGACTGATATTTTTATAAATTATTTGCAATATGAAACATTGCCAAAATTATCATTTTGGAAAAAATTATTTTTATCAGATTTAAACATTCTAGAAATAGAAAATAAAATAAACGATAAAAATTTTAAATTGTGGAAAAAACATGTTGCAAATTGTCTTCGTGAACATATAATACCACCAGAGAAACCTAAAAGGTTATCTTATACCAAGGAGTTAAAATGAACGGCAGAGTAGCAAAACGATTACGTAAACAAACAGAATTTAAAAAAACTAAACAAGTTGAAATTATTGGAGACTATAATATAAACTTGGGATATAGAATTTTAAATGTACCAAAAACAACCTTAAAAAAGTTGACAGATTCTGAAAAATTAATTAAACAAAATTATAAAAAAGCTAAAAAACAATATAATCAACATTAATTTTAAAGCTTTAATATAAAGGGGCTTAGATGTATTCATCTGTTTATTTATCAAGACGAACGTCTAAGATTCATTACTGGGAATATAATGAAAAGGGTAAGAAGTGTTATAAAAGTTGCCCTGCCCCGATGTATTTTTATATGAAAAGTGAAGACGGCGAATATACGTCTATTTATGGTGATAAATTAAAAAAAGTAGAATTTGATTCGTATGAAAAATATAAAAGTTCTAAGGAAATGTTTAAAACTTCAGGTCATGAATTATTTGAATCTGATGTTTCTATAGAAAATAGGTTTATATTAGATAATTATTCTAAAGAAAAAGTTAATATCCCAAAATATGATATTTATTTTATCGATATTGAGGTGCATTCAGAAGAGGGATTTCCACTTCCAGAAAAAGCCGACCATCCAATTACAATCATAACAATTTATAGTACTGCGCAAAATAAATATTTTATATTTTCTGAAAAATTATTCGATACTAAATTTTTACCAGAAAATGCTGAAGTCAATTTTTATAATGGAGATGAACAAAAATTACTAATAGGGTTTATAGAATTTATACGAAAATCTCATCCAGACGTACTTAGCGGCTGGAATTGTATGCCATTTGATATTCCATACATTATTAATCGTGGATATAAATTGCTAGGAGAAGAAATAACCAATTCTTTGTCTCCTATTAAACAAATTAGAAAAGAAACCCGAAAAACCCGTTGGGGATTACCTTACGAAATTTATAAAATAATGGGTATTAATATTATCGATTATTTAGAATTGTATCGAAAATATGAAGCAGGCGAGCGTGAATCATATAAATTAGATTTTATTGCAGAACTAGAATTAGAAAAGGGAAAAATTAAATATGAAGGTTCGTTAAAAGAATTGTATCACAATGACTGGCAAAAATATTGCGAATACAATTTCGTTGACGTACAATTACTTGTGGAGTTAGATAGAGTTAAACAATTTTTTAATATTTTATTTACAGTTTGTTGTAATTGTAGAGTCCCATTTGAACAATACGATAAAACAGTTAGAGTTTTAGACGGAGCATTTATAAGTAAATTGGGAAAAAATAAAATTATTTTGCCTGACGCGAAGGAAGTTGATGAAACTGCTGAAAAATTTGAAGGTGCATTCGTATTCGATACTATTAGTGGTGCATATGATTGGGTGGTATCCTTTGATGCCACATCACTATATCCAAGTGTTATGTTATTACATAATATTTCTCCAGAAACTAAAGTTTTAGTTATTAATCCTATATCAGTTTCTAAAGTGTGTGATATATTAGACGGAAAAGAATCATCTGAACAAGAACAAAATTCTATGGCATATGAAGATAAATCAGTAAAAGATATGGCGGAATTCATACTTAAAAATAATTATTCGATATCTTCAAATGGCGTAGTATATAGACATGATAAACAAGGTGTTGTATCGTCATTTATTGCTGAATGGTTTGAAAAACGTCAATATCATAAAAAATTAATGAAAAAAGCTAAAGAAGCGGGAAATCACGACGAAATGGTTAAACAAGATGGGTTACAATATAATTATAAAATTTTGTTGAATTCTACGTATGGTTATGTTGGTACTAGATATAGTAGAATGTTCGATTTACATAATGCAGAGGCTGTTACTAAAACTGGTCAAGAATGTATTAAAAAATCTATGGATTCTGTAAATTATTTTTTCCAAAATAAATGGGAAAATAGTAAAGTTGGAATGAAAGTAAATGCTAAAAATACTGGAAATTTAGTAATTTGTGGAGATACTGACAGTATAAGTCATGACTCTATCATAACTTATGATAAAAATAAATATACAATACGAGATTTTTTTAATAAATTATACAAAGAACAATTTAATAATTATAAAATTGGTACAAATTATAGAGAATTTATTTTTCCAGAAAATGTAAAATTACCATATTATGACGAAGAATTGAAAAAAATAAAACTTGGTAAAGTTCAATATGTTGAAAAACATATTACTAATAAAAAAATGTATAAAATAAAAACAAAATCTGGAAAATATATTAAAGTTACAGAAGATCATTCTGTTATGGTTTTAAAAGATGGAAAATTAATTCAAAAAAAACCAACAGAATTAATTAAAACTGATAAAATAATCACAATAAAATTGCCAGATTATGAAATTGATGAAATTGAATCCATTGAATTAATTTCTGATGGTACTGAAGAACAAGAAGTATATGATATTGGTATGATAAATACTCCGCATACATTTTTTGCTAATGACATTTTAGTACATAATTCTTTATATTTAAATTGTGGTGATATATTAAAATCGTTTAAATATCCACATGAAAATGATATTCCAAAATGTAAAGAATTTTTAGATAAAAAAGTTATTACTTTAATAAATTCTATAATTGAGCCAGCAATTGAACAATTAACCACAAAGAGATTAAATTCTCCAAAAAATACTATATTTTTCAAACGTGAAATGATCGCACGTAGAGCTATATTTTTGAAAAAGAAAAATTATGTTGCTTGGGTTATGAATATGGAAGGTGTAGATGTAAAAGATATTGAAAATCCAAAAGATTCATTAAAAGCTAAAGGTATCGAATTAATAAAATCTACCTTTGGAAAAGATTTAAAAAATTTCATGAGAGATTATATTTTTGAATTATTACATCATTTAGATAATTCTAAATCTAACGATAAAATGAAACAAATAAAATCCAAATTTAAAGAATTGAGTATAGAATCTATAGCTAAAATTGGTAATATAAAAGAATTTTATAAGTATTTAGATTCAAATCAGTTACCAATCAAAGGTGCAACAAGTGCAGCTAAAGCCTCTGCTGGACATAACTTATTACTAAAACAGAAAAATTTACAATCAATATATCCTGAAATTCGTGAAGGTGATAAAATAAAAATAGTATCTTTAAAAGATTGTCCATTTTATAAATTTGATGTTATAGCATTTAAAGATGTTTTGCCTAAAGAATTTAACTTGCATGAGTACATAGACTACGATATAATATACGAGAAGAATTTATTAACCCCATTAAAAAGGTTTTACGATGCTTTAAATTGGCAAATACCAAACTTTAACCAAGATGACATATCAGACCTATTCAATTAAAAATCACACCAAACAAAAGGACCACGCATGGCAGATAAACTTAAAGATGTGTATAAAAATAATCCAGAAATCATCTCGTACATAGCATTACGAGATGGAAAATTAATAATAGATATTAATGAAGATAAGACTACAACTACGGATATTATGTTGGTCTATTCTAATGTTTTGACTGAATATATCAAATCTTCAGCATCATTGTTAGAAGAAGTATCAAAAAATATTACACCAACCAATGAGGAAGACTCCGATGGCAAAAACTAAAGAGACAAAAATAAAGAAACTTGACGCTACAAATAAAGCTAGAGATTTTCTAAGTAAACATAAAATAAATGATTACACGACAATCTTAGATGATTCCCCATATTCAAAAACTTCAAATTGGATAAGCTCTGGTAGTTATTCTTTAAATAGAGTTTTAAGTGGATCATATTTTAAAGGATTTGCAAGCAATAGATTATATGTGGTCGCTGGACCAAGTGGTGCTGGAAAAACGGTGGTAGCTGGAAACACTACCAGAAATGCTCAAGAAGATGATTATACTGTTGCATATTTCGATTCTGAAAATGCTATTGACAAAGAATCAATGAATCGTATGGGTGTAGATACTGATAGTTTAATTTATATTCCAATTAGAACTATTTCGGATTTAAAAAATCAAGCTATAGATTTAATTCGTAAATGGAGAGAAGAATATGGTCCAGATGCAAAGCTAATGATGATTTGCGATTCACTTGGCGGCATGGCGGGCACAAAAGAAATGAATGATATTGAAGAACAAAAGCATGCAAGTGATATGGGACAAAGAGCAAAAGAATTGCGCTCAACAGCTAGACTATTGACAATTGAATGTGGTCAATATAATGTACCAATGATTTGCACAAATCATACATATGAGCAACCAGCAGCAAATCCTCAAGCTGCTCCTGTTACTAAAATGGTTGGCGGTGAAGGATTTATGTATGCTGCATCTGGAGTAATTTATCTTAAAAAGCGTGCTGTTCGTGAGGCTGAAAAGAACGCAGCAGGAGACAATGTTAAAGTTAAAAAGGGTAATATTCTAATAGCAGTATCAGAAAAGAATAGATTCGTTCCAGAAGGCACTTCAGGAGAAATATACCTAGATTTTACAAGAGGATTGAGTCAATATTACGGATTATTGAATGATGCATTAGAATTTGGATACTTTGAAAAGAAAGGTCCAAGAATTGAGGTAAAACATTTAAATAAATCATTGTTTGAAACTCAAATTTATAATAAGGAAGTATTTGGTCCAATTTTAAATGAATTAAATGAAAAAGTTGAAGCAAAATATAAATTTTCAAATATGAAGGAAGACGATTTAGGATTAAAAGAAGAGCTAGGTGAAACTACAGAACCTCAAGATATAGATTCAAAATAACCAAATATTCCATCCCTCCCTCCACACTTTATTACAAGTGTGGAGTTATAGAACTGGTGAAAACCACATGAACATTAAGCCTGAAAAAATCGAATATTATATCGTAAAAATGATGCTGGAATCTGATTTGTTTATTAGGACATATGCTAATAAAATGGCTCCAGAAATGTTTTCAAATGACTTAAAAACCATCATAATTGGTATTTTAGCATTTTATAAAAAGACTAATAAAACAGTTAAGGTGAATATTTTAGAAGATTTAATTATTCCAAAAATTTGCAAAGATAAAGATTATGAGGTAGAGATTGCAAAAGAACAATTACAAAAAGTTCTAGCATTAGATTCTGATTCTAATGATTTATTTACAAGTTTAAAAGAAGATATTGAAAATTTTATAAAAACTCGAAAATTTATATTAGCTTGGGCGAAAGCTTCTCCATTATTAGACGAACAAAAACATGATGAAGCCAGGACTATAATTGAAGATGCGTTTAAAGTTACATTTGATGAGTCTATGGGATTAGATTACTGGGAGGATTTAGAAAAGCGTTCTGCTCGTTCTAATGATATTAAAGAAACAATGGCAACATCTTTACCAACTCTTGATAAATATATTGGTGGAGGGTATAGACGAAAAGCATTGTTTGTATTTGCTGGACCTCCAAACGTGGGTAAGTCACTAGTGTTAAATGATGCTGCATCATCATTATCTTTAAACGGATTTAATGTTTTATATTTATCTTTAGAACTTTCAGAAGATTACATATCACAACGAACTGATGCTAAAATTGGTAATTGTTCTATGAATTCGATAAATTTAAGTCCTGAAGATGCTATTAAAACGGTTATTGCAAAAAGAAATATATTAAAGAAAAATAATAAAAAGATAGGAAAATTAATCTATAAAGATTATTCTCCAAATTCAATTTCTTGTAACGACATAAAATGTTTTATTAAGAATTGGGAATTAAAAAACGACTTAAAATTTGATTTTATCGTTGTCGATTATTTAAAATTAATAAAAGCAAATGGTAAAGTCTATGGGGATAATTTATATAATAAGTTGGGTACAGTGTGTGAAGAATTAAGAGATATTGCAAGAACATTTAACGTTTGTGTAATTTCCGCATCACAAACTGATAGACAATCAATGAATTCCGATAGTATTAAAATGAGTAATATATCTGACTCTATAGCTATCGTACAGACTGCTGATGTATTGGTTACACTAGCTAGAGATGAAACGTTAAATGCTCAAAATTTAATGCTGGTTTCTGTTGTAAAATCTAGATTTAGTAAAAATAACTCTCAATTTACTGCAAGAATTGATTACGATTACATGCGATTAATAGATATGGGTGATGGTACAAGCGTTGATAAAAATAAACATAGTACACCGTCTAATACGCAGTCTAATACCAATCGCGCTCAACCAGATGATTTTGACGATGAGCCTAAAGATGATTTAAAATTATTCTAATAAATGTATTTGACTTGTGTGGCAATACTGTATATAATATACATATATCAAATTACTACAAAGTTAATTAATCTATGAAATAAACATAATTAATTTGATAAAAGGTTCATATGTCCAGCAAACAAAATCCATCAGGTAAAGAAATGACTTACGAGGCTATAGGAAAAAAATTAAATATTTCTCCTCAACAGGTCCATAAAATTGAAAAAGAAGCAAGTAACAAAGTAATCCGTAGAATAATGGAAGTGCATCAACTTGATATTTTTGATGCTATTGTAAAATATTCTAAATTATTTGGTATTGAAATGGACCAATGTTATAAAAAATTAGATAGCGGAAATTTAGAATTATTAGACATTTATATAACGGAAAATCATTAAAATGACAGGTTATGAATTATATTCTTTTTATAGACAATTAGTGGGTTGGAAAGCAACTACATTGGATAATTATTTAGAAAGTAAAGAATTTAATTTTTATGAATCTTTAAAAGATTTTTTTGTTAAGATAAAAAAATTAAACGATGACGATATATACGATTATATTAAATTAATTTACAATAAGAAATTAAATACATTTTCTCCATATGAATTAATGGATAATGATATATACGAATTATTTGAAAATTGGAAAAAAACTAAATCAACAAAATCGTTATACCATGAAGAAGTTGTAAAAAGTTTTTTATTTATTCGTAATTTTTGTATAAATAAGTCTGTATCATTTGAAAATTATAAAATAAAATACGCAATAAAGCATATAAGAGAAGAAAAAATTGATTTTTGTGTTGCGGCATATTTAAAATTAATAGATAAAAGGAAATTAAAAAAGATCGAAAAAATTATCTTGCAAAAATATTTATCGCAGTATAATATATTAATGCAACGTATAGACAATAATCCAGAATTGAATACTTTACTAAAAAGTTCATTTGAAGATATGTCTATAATTCTAAAAGAAATTTCTCTCTTAGAATTAAATAAACCAAGTACATCAAGTACGCAAAAGTAAGGAGTATATCATGTCAAAATTTAAACCAGTAACCAACTTTCAAAAGTTAAAGGAAACTTTAGCTGAGGAAAAAATAAAGCCAAAGGCTAATAGTTACAATAATCCTGTAATTTTTAAACCTACACTTATTGAAGGTCAAACAGAACCAACAGAATTCAGAATTCGTTTTTTACCAATGGAAGAGTCGTCAACTGGTAAACCTTGGATGCAGCTAAATTATCACATGTTTGAACGTTCTGGTGATGGTAAATTTATTAAAGTTATAGATCCGAGAACATTTGATAAAAACGCAGCAAATCCTATAGCAGATTTAGCATATAAATTATGGAAGTCTGAAAATCCATATGATAAAGAACGCGCCAAAAAGTTATTCAAAAAGCAAAGGTTTTTTTTCTTAGTATACGTTAAAGAAGCTCCAGCTAATCAGCAAGAATTTGTCGGTAAAGTGTTAATTTTCGAAGGTGGTCAAAAAATTTACGAAAAACTTGAAAACTCTATCAAACATGGTAAATGTTTTTGGGATCCGTATAAGGGACAAGATTTCCTCTTGAGCATTAAAAAGCGTGACAAATGGCCAGATTATTCTGGATCTGAGTGGATTGGCGATTCCGGTCCAATAGTAGATGATGAAAAGTTAATGGATAAAGTTTGTGATGATTTAAGCAAGTTAAACATTAAACAGCAGATAATAGACAAAGAAGGCGTTAAATCTGGCGCTGAATTATCAGAATTGCTTAATGGTGGAAGCAACAGCACTCCCGTAGCAAAAGACAAATCTGAGCCTACAAAAGATTTGATTCAGGAAGTTAAGCGTGAGAAATCAGTATCTAACGTTGTTCCTGATTTTGGAACTGATAGCGTCGCCACTCCAACTAAAAAGGTTGAACCTACCGCTTCTAAAAAGGCAACGCCAGTTGCAGCATCGACAGAAGAGGACTTCAACATTGATGATTTGGACTTAGGCACAGACATCGAATAATAAAAATATAATTGTTGAAATGGCGAATCCCCGTGGTATAATTGTAAACCACGGGGATTTTTTTATAAAGGAATAATATGGAAAAAACTATTGACTATAAAGAATTATATAATTTTTGGAATGGCGCTGTTATTGTTAGGGAAATAAAAAAATATTTAGATCCGAGAGGTATGGTAGGAGAGATTTTTAGAATAGATTCCGATATAAATCATGATGCTACCATGTGTTACATTAGTGAAACTGAACCATTTGTATTGCGAGGACCTCATGAACATCACGACCAAAGCGACGTTTTTATAACGTGGGGTGATGATAATAGAATGATATATCAGTTGTATAATAAGAAAACAAATGAAATGAAGTATTTTATAACAGAACCTAATAAAATATATTCGGTCACGGTACGTCCAGGAATAGTTCACAGTTATAGAAACGTCTCAACAAATAAAATAAAAACATTAAATTTTCCTGATAAATTGTATAAGGGATTTAATAAAAAGGAAATAATTGATGAAATTAGACATGAGGATATAGTCATACCAACTCGTAATATTTGGGTTTTTGGAGCTAATGGTAGGTTAGGATCAGAGCTAACTAAGCAATTATTTGATAATATGGGATATCATACTTATAATGTTATACCAATACTTGATAAATTTAGTAATGATAAAGATGGAATGACACAATTATCAATAGTATTAAAAAATGTTTTAGAAAATAAAAAACCTGATGATATTATAATAAATTGCATGGCTAAAACTAATGTTCAAGAAATAGAATCAAATTTTACTTTTGTAAATTTTCATTTGCCAAAATATTTAACTGAATTTTGTGTAAAAAATAAAATATATTTAATCAATTTTTCAACAGATTATGTATTTCAAACAGGCGAATTGAGTAATTATACTAAATCCAAAATGTTGTATGAAAATTGGTTAAGTAATATAGCTGATGATGATGGCGTATTACAAGGCTATCGTTTAGCTGATATAAAAAAATATATAAAAGTTATTAGAACTGCGAATTTATTTTCATTAAAAAATACAGATACTCATAATATTATAAATAAAATATTAGCAAAAAAAGAAGAACGTAAAATAACTATACCTTATGGGTTATTAATAATGCCGACATCTGTAGAAAGTTTAAGTAAATTTTTAAATGAAAAATATATTACTAATTTAGACAAATATAATCAATATATAGGAATATCTGGTAAAGCTTATACATTTCAAGAATTTAAAGACAATTTTTTAAATTGTGATATTACAGTAGTAGAATTTGAAAATAATAAAATGCAAAATAATTCAAATTTATTTTTAAATGGTGAATTTTATTATGAAATAAATTGTGATGCCGACATAACCAAAAAATGTGAAGGATAATTCAATTATTATTGTATGCAGTCCAACCCCTGTGATATTTTCTAATTCCTTTTATAACCGAAAACATATTTCCACTATTTAAATTGTTTTCTCTACAAAATTTATTCATATTTTTTATCTTAATTATTTCACCTTTTGGATTTATCATAATATATTCTTTTGACTTTATTTCTGATATTTTATCACCCCAAGTTATTTTTCTTCCTTTCATAATTTTACTCATTCTTTCTTTATGTTCTTGAGTATGTTTATATCCTTTGTGGTTTCCAAAGGTTCCATTTATTCTTTTAGTATTTAAAATTTTTTGTATGCTTTCTGGTGTTAATTTTCTCCCTTTAGAAGCTTTACTTATTTTTAATTTAGTTTCATCTGTCATTGGCTTTCTATTTTTATTACTATTCATAGTTCCGTTTATTCTTTTTGTATTTAAAATTTTTTCAATAGTTTCTTTTGAATGTTTATAATTTTTTCTTGATTTTACAATCTTATCAATCCAAGTTATTTTTCGTCCTTTCATTTTTGCACTTTTCTTTTTTCTAGTTTCTTCAGAAACTATCACGCCAGAAGATCCTTCTCCACCAGATGTCATATTTACTAGAGGTCCACTTTCATTAAACCTTTTTATATTTTTTATATAATTTATTTCTTCGATAAATGCGTCTTGTTCGGTCATATTTTCTTTTATTTTTATAATTAATGGATAATTTTTAGTTTCTTTTATAATTTTATTTATCTTTTTAATTTTATACGGGTTATAATTTTCGGATTTTAAAAAATGATTTTTATATCTTCTATCTTTTCCTTTACCTATATAAAATGGTTCATAATTAAATATAAAATTACAATTTTCATATTTATATATTCCAGGTTTTCTAGTATCTAACAATGCGTATATATAATAATCTTTAGAATATAGTTTTAAATAAGATAATAAAAAATAATTTAAAAATAAATATTCTGAATAGTTTAACATATTAAAATTCTTTTAATAATTTTTTAATATCTTTTTCTGCATATAAATTTCTACGACCTATTTTTTTAGAATTTAATATTTTTATTTTTTTCCATCTCCATATAGTTTGTCTACTAACTTTAAATTTAATTGATAATTCTTCAGTTGTATAATAAATATCTATCATAATAGGTCCTTTATATTAATGTTACATATGTATTTATAAATAAATAAATAACTTGATATAATACAAATATTTGTTATAATTTGAAAGAATAATACATTTAAGAGGTATAATAATATGGTTTCTAAAGATCAAGATATAAAAATTTTATCTGATATTTCTCATTGTATGTTAAGACCAAATATGTATATTGGATCGGTATTAACTCAAAAGCAATTATTTTGGATTCCTGAAGATAAAAAAATTGTAATAAAAGAAATAGAATATATTCCTGGATTATATAAGATATTTGAAGAAATTTTAGATAATGGATATGATGAAATTTCATCTAGAGGTTATGGTGATACTTTAAATATAGAATATAATTATACTGAAGGATCTTTTAAAGTCTCTGATAATGGTCGCGGAATTCCATTAGAAAAACATAAAGATTCTGGCAAATATTTTCCAGAATTGGTTTATACTCAACTTAGAGCTGGATCAAATTTCAATGATGATGCTAGAACTTCTATTGGTATGAATGGTGTCGGTGCAACGTTGACTACAATATTTTCGGAATTTTTAATAGTTAGAGTTAAAAGAGATGGGAAAATATACGAACAACAATTCAAAAATAACTTATCTAAAATATCACAGCCATCTATTGAAAAGAATTTAAAACAAAAAGGGACTGGGACATTAGTATATTTTAAACCTGATTATAAAATATTTAGTAAAAAATTACCAATAGAGTTAATAAAGAAACGATGTTTGGAATTATCTGTAGCATGTCAAAAAATAACTATAAACTTAAAAATAATCGATAAAACAGAAGAAATATTTGTATATAAAAATAAAAAATTTGAAGATTTTATTGAGTTATTTTCTAGTCAGTATTCTATTTTTGAAGATGCAAAATCACAAATGAAATTGGCAATAATACACAACAAACATAGTGACTCGTTTGAACATTTTTCTAATATCAATGGAATAGATACTTTTCGCGGTGGTAGTCATGTTGAAGCTGTTAAAGAATTATTTTGTGATGAAATTAAAGAAAAATTAACAAAAGAATTAAAAATAGAGGTTTCAAATTTGGATGTTTCCAAAAATATGATATTAATATTATTTCAGGTCTGGAACGCGCCCCAATTTGAAGGTCAAACAAAAGAAAAATTTGTAAACGATAAAGTTACAGTCAAAGAATTTTTTAATAGTAAAATATCTACTCGTAGAATAACCTCTATTTTTTCGGAGTTGCCAGATTTAAAGCAATCAATAATAGATACTGTAACTGAAAAAAATGAAAGAAAAAATAATCAAGAATTGAAAAAATTACAAAAAAATATAGATAGAAAAAGAATTCCAAAATTGCTTGAGGCTTCTAATAGAGATAGATCAAAGTGTAGTATTTATATAACCGAAGGTGATTCGGCAATATCTACTCTGGCATCAATTAGAGATCCTAAATTTATGGCTGGATTGCCGTTACGTGGTAAAGTTATGAATGTTTTAGAATGTTCTGAAAAGGATGTTATAGGAAATAAAGAAATTCAAGCCATAATGTCGTCAATAGGTCTTAAAATAGGCGAATCACCACTTGAAATTGTATTAGGAAAAGTTCAAAAGAGTTATTTAAATTATGGAAAAATTATAATAGCAACTGATCAGGATATGGATGGATATTGTATACGTTGTCTATTAATAAATTTTATATATAAATTTTGGCCAGAATTGATTGAAAATGGATATGTTTATATTTTAGAAACTCCATTATATGAAATTATAGATTCTAAAAATGATAAAATAGAATATTTTTATAATAAAGAAGATTTTGAATCTTATATGGATGGTAAACACTCTCAATCTTCTAGATATGAAATTTCATATTTTAAAGGGTTAGGCTCATGTGGTATAACTGCTTGGGATTACATGGTTAATAAAAATCCAAATTTAATTCAAGTTTCATCAAAAAGTAAATCAGAATCAAATAAGAAATTAAAAATAGTGTTTGGAAACGACTCTTTGTTAAGAAAAGAGTGGTTATCCGAATAAATTTGTTTGACTCTGAACTTTATATTGTTATAATTCACTCGAAACAATAACAGGATAACCGCCTTATGATAAAAGGTTTATTTAATAAAATACAAATAAAAGAATTTTTATATCCATTACAAGTAATTTCTAATATATTAGATCCAAAAGATGATGGTGGTATAATTTTAAATATAAATAAAGAAACTAAAGAAATAAACATTTTTACTAAAAAAATGTCCATAGGTACGATATTGTTTGTAAAATTTAAAGATTTATTAAATACATTTGAAATAACTGATGAATCTATAGGGATTATAAATATTTCTGAATTTACTAAATATTTTTCAGTTATCGACGATGATAATACTGAAATAGAGTATACAGATTCAAAATTTACAATAAAAGGGGTCGATACTGAAATTTGCTTTAACACATCTGATATTTCGTTAATAACTGAATCTAAAAAAGAATTTAAATTTTCAGATTGGTTATGCGAATTTGTTTATGATGAAAAATTTTCAAAATTGGAAAAGGCTATTAAATCTTTCATAAATGAGGATTTTGTATATATCAAGGGTGATTCTATTAATAATAAATTATCATTTACTGTTAGAAAATCTGATTTGGATATGAATAAATTTAAATTTTCTATAGATTGTCCTATAAAAAAAGATTTTCAAATAATAGCAAAAAAAGATATTTTTAACGTTTTAACTTCTGTAAATTGTAATAACATGACGATAAAGATAGCTGAAAGATTATTTAGCTTAGAATGTGAGCGTGAAAATAGCGTTATGACATTTTTTGTAGCAAATTATAATATAGCATAAGGTAAATATATGTCAAATATTGATTTAGAATATCCTTGGACGGAAGAATTTAGACCTTCAAAAATTGAAGAAGTTATAGGAAATGAACATCTAATTAATAAGCTTAATGAATATTTAAGTTCTAAATCTATACCAAATTTATTGTTGGTTGGTCACGCAGGCACTGGAAAAACTACAATTGCTAAAATACTAGCAGATACGATATGTGGAAAAAAACAATATCTATCAATTAATGCGTCAGAACGTAATAACATAGAGACTATTAGAAGTGATGTAATTCAATATTGTTCCACCAGTGGATTTGGTACAGAAATTAAAATAATTTTATTGGATGAATTTGACGGAATGACCATCCAAGCGCAAAGATCGCTAAAAGCTATAATGGAAGATTATGCAAAAACTACTAGATTTATATTGACTGCAAATACCGAAAATAAAATAATTGACCCAATTCAATCTAGATGTCAAAAATATGAATTTTTTTCAGCAAGTAAAAATAGTATAATTAAAAAATGTTTTGAAATTTTAAAGTCTAAAAAAATAAAAATAAAAAACAGTAAAGAAGAAGTTGTAGACGCTGTTAAAAGTATTGTTAATAAGTGTTATCCAGATATAAGACTAACTATAAATAATTTACAAAAAAATTGCGTCAATGGTGAATTTGTTTATGATAAAACTTCTATAAATAATAAAGACACTTTAATAAAATATATTAAAGAAAGTGATATAAAATCTATCAGAGAAGAAATATTAAATACTACAGTCGATTATTTAGAATTGTATAATTTTATATATTTAAATATTAAAGATATAACTCAAAATCCCGAACATGGTGCAGGAGTAATTTTAATGATTTCTGAATATTTGTATCGGCATAGCACACATTTAAATTCAGAAATGAATTTTACTGCATGTTTGATAGAAATTAGAAACATATTAAAAAGTTAAGGAATAATAATGTGGCTTTTTCAAAAATTTATGATATAATAAATAAGTTAAATAAAAAACTATGGAGAAAACAAATGAGTTTAAAATCATATTTAATAGTTGTTGATACAACAGAAGAGAGATTTTTGCGATCTATTGGCAGAGGCATTTTAAATGTACATATATCATTGGCTGAAACCGCAGAAATTGCAAGGGAGCAATTTTTAAAAGTTTTTAATCCAGCAATAGCAGAGCAAATAAAAAATTCAATATACATATACGATATTGCTGAGATTAGCTCTCATTTAGAAAAAATTGACATTACAAAACAAATTCAATTGTTCGCATTTCTGCCATTGGCTGGAGGTCGCCCACAAAAGCAAGTTCCTCAAATCGCCCCAAACGAAATACATGAATTGCAACAAACTGCTTTAAATCAACAACTTAGACAAACTTCTCAGAATACGTTGTCACCAGAAAAAATGCAACTCCTTAGAGAAGTTGGGGCTATGCCTTTACAGGATAATGCTCCTGAAGGGACCAATTTACGCGTCAACGCATCTGTAGGATTAAACCGAAATGTGCAATCAGATATGATCGTTAAACCAAATCCGACCCAAAATTTAAATACTGAACAAATGAATTTATTATCAAAAGTTGGCGTTAATATTCCAGAATTGAATTCGTTGTATAGTGATGGCGTGACTATAACGGATAAACGTACAATAAATTCAGATTTAGCAGATGTGGGTTCAGAAAAACCTATGTCTGACGCAGAGTTAGCAGCACTACAAAACCAAGTAAGGAACTAAAAATGAGTAACAAATCGTCAAGCATGAAGAAAAAAGGTGGAAATTCTATAACCAAGAAGATGATTACTGGTAGAATGGATGACATGGCAAATTTAATGGTAGCTATGGAAGCGACAATGATGGAGTGGGAAGTTTGGTATAGAATTGTAAAAATGCAACAAATTTCATTAAAACGCGGTGAAATAACTCAAGACCAATTAGATTTTTTTATAAATGATGGTCCAATATTTACTGATTTGACCGGAAAAATAATGGCTAGTATTAGATCACAGATTCCAGATTACGCTAAAGAAAAACAAGATTCGCCTGTAGACTCTGGTAAGCCAGCTATTTTAGGCGCAGATGGATTTGCTGCCCAAAAAGAGACTAAACCATTAATTAAATAATTCTCAAAAACTGAAAGTTTTTATGAAAAAAAAGTATAATTATAAACAGTTAAATATAGAAAAGGCTTTAAAAAATAAAGATGAATATTATTTAGATGATACTATTGTTGAAAAAAAAGATAATAAATCTTTAACAATTTTTGATTTCATAAATGATATACGTAAATATAAAACTGGAAAATTGTTAGAAGATGAATCAAACAACTCAGTATTTAATTCTTTTATGATTTTAAAATTTTTATCTATGAAAGAGGATGATGTTCCAATTTGCAATTATCTAAATAAATATTGTAACATCTTAACGAAAGAACAAATGTATTTCGCTTTAATAAATTTAATTGAGAAAGATAATAGATTTTATAAATATATAAATAAAAAATCAGAAATAGATGATAGCGAATATGTAATAAAATATTTTAGTTGTTCCAAAAAAGAAGCTATTTCATATGTAGAATTAATGGGTTCTGAATGGACAGAAAAAATAAAAAATAAATATAAAATGGAAATTGTATGACTATAGGAATTCAAGTCCAATTAAAAAAAGATTTTTCAGTTATACGTGAAACATTAGAGAGAATTGGCGTAAAAAATAATAAAAAAATGACATTTTATCCTTCATGTTATTGCATAGAAACGAAAAATCCTGAAATACATAGAATAGTACATTTTAAAGAATTATTTACACTATCTGAAAGACCTACGACATTTGATGATTTAGATAAATTAAGAAGAAATACCGCTATTTTAATATTAGAAGGTTGGGGAATATTACAAGTTTTGGATAAAAGTATTATTGATGAAATAATGGTAGAAAAAATACATATATTAAAATTTAGCGAAAAGCAAAAATATAATATAATTCATAAATATAAATTTTCATCTCATATAGTCGTAGCCTAAAAATGTCTTGAATTTTATTTTTATTAAGATATAATTTATATATGCAAATTTCAATAATAGAAGAATCTTTAGTAAAAGATGATAAAAGCGGAAATTTAAGTAAAATTTCTCAAGTTATTGATATCAATAACTTGAACGATTTTTCAACTATAGCATTACAAACGCATATTTGTTGTGGTATTTTTAAAGATAATATAAGACGATTGGTTAATTTTGAATATATAAATTTTTTGCAGTATGACTTTGATAATGGAACTTCCCCAGAAGAAGTTATTAAAATCTTTAGGAGATATAATAAAGTTATTTTAGCGTCTAAAAATCACATGTTAGATAAAAATGATGGAAAAGGAATAATTCCAAGATTTCATTTATTTCTACAATTAGACTCTCCAGTAACAGATTATGAATTTTATTCATTTATTATAAAGCGTATCGCAGACGACGAGAAAATTGCAATTGATCGTAGGTCAGTTGATGCTACTAGATATTTTTATAAGCATTCTGATATCCTTCATGTAATGACAGCTAGAGAAAATATTATATCAAAAAATTATAAACCATTTTATGATGATTATAATAGAAAAAAGGATTTAGAAGATGATGAGCGGTTAAAATATTTAGAAAATTCAAATAAAAAATATAGCATAACAAGCGACCAGCGATATAAAGCCGCCAAACAATTGGTACAAACAAAAGTTAAAGCGTCTATATCTGGCAACGGTGGTAATAATAATACGTTTAATGTTGCATGTTATGGCGTTAAATGTGGATTGAACGATGCAGCATTAAAAGATTTATTAAACTGGTATAATGATAATTACTGTTTCCCAAAATGGTCAAAATCAGGAATAGATAACAAAATAAAATATGCAAAAAAAATAGTCAAATATTCAGATCATTTTACACCGCCTTACATTTTTAAAATAATAGGAATAGAATGCGCCAATTAGATATACCAGATTTATTAGAAACTCAATATAAAACATATTCATATTATGTCTTGGAATCAAGAGCTATACCCCATATCGTTGATGGAATGAAGCCCGTTCAGAGACGGGCACTGTTTTCTGCAATGAAGCTTTGTTATAATGATCCAGTTAAAGTCGTAAAATTATCTGGATATACTATGCAATATCATCCTCATGGTGACGTTTCTATTTCAGATTCAATTTGTAATATGGCGCAGCGGTTTGTAGGAGCTACTAATGTAAATTGGTTTGACGGCAAAGGTGCATTTGGATCGAGATTGTCTAATATTTGTGCGTCTCCTAGATATATTTCAGTTAAATTATCTAAAAATTTTAAAGATATAATAGATATAGACAATGATTTAATTGAAATGGTTTCATCTTATGATGATTGCTCTAAAGAACCAAAAAACTTTTTACCGCTGATTCCGACAGTTTTATTGAACCCAATCCAAGGCATTGCTGTAGGATTCGCGTGCGATATATTGCCAAGGAAACTAAAAGATGTTGTACACTGCCAGTTGGCATATTTAGAAGGTAAAGGATTC